GGCTTGGAGACCACTTAGCCAACAACAGGTTCATTCCCGCCATAAAAGATAAATTTCCAAACGCAGAAATAACAGCTTTTTCAGTGGACGCGAAAGACTACCCAGTCGAATGCCTAAAGAAACTATATGGAAGTTTCTACAAAAAAATAAAGCACATAAAAGAAAGAAAATACAAAAAATGTTTGGTCGAAGATTCGCAAGGAGGCATAGTACCCTATCAATCCCACTTCCTAAACTGCAAAGAGGAAGACTTAAAAGAGCTAAGGACTTTTGATAGGGTATATGATTTCGACACCAAGCAAACTATGTGGGGCAATAAGAGGTTTGATTTTAATTGGTATAGATATTTTAATTTTTTCCCCAAACCCGATTTTGAAGGAACTCTTCCGCCAGACGAAGAGTATATAGTTTTCCACTTAAACAGCGGCTTGTCCCCGACAAGCCCCAATAAATTAGACAAGGAATACTGCGAAGACCTTTTGAAGCTTTTCGATAGGGCGAACATCAAGTGCTTCGTGATAGATGACCTATCAGAAGATAACCTCTATGAATGGTCAGTAAAATATGAAAATGTAGAAATAATCTCAGGAACGATAAAAGAAATATCAAGTTTAATTTCTAATGCCAGAGTCTACATCGGAGCAGATAGCGGGCTAAAATGCCTAGCATTTGCCTACGGAGTCCCGTGCTTAATTCTTTACAGGTTTTGCAGAGAGTTCGGAAAACCGCCTCCCGAAAGCTGCTTTCAATGGAATCCTTGGGCTCATTATGTTTACCCAATAAATACTCCCCCCGAAAGCATCCTAGCCACGGCAGATGTTATTTTCCGTGAAAAAATAATTGGTCACTACCCGTACCCATCCCTAGAAGCGCCAAAAGATAGGTTGGACCACTTAGTTTTGAACATGAGGGACTCTAAAATAATCAATGACGACCTTTCGTAATCCCCTTGACTGCCCATCAAGTGCATGATATAAATAGTTATGCCAGCCCCAAGTAACCACAAGAAATGCCAGCTTTTAGTCAATCACTTTTGCGGACATGCTCCTAAGATTTTCTGGGGCAAGGAGATCAAAATAGCCAAACAACTGCTTGCGGTTAATTCCGACATCAAATTCTGGCTGTCAGTCCAAACCCAAGACCCCGTGTTTTCCCTTTCTTACTTTCTGACGGACGACGGCGTATCTTTATTACAGAATCTAGAAAGAAGAAAGAATCTTAACTTGAAACCATCGGAAGGTGGGGCTATATTAAGTGACAAGATAGGAGAAGACAAAGAGGTTAAAAAGAAGATTAAAACAACAATGGATTTTTTAAAAGATGGCGAAAACTAAAAAAACAAGCGACGAAACGTCCCCGCTCACACAAATAGAGGCGTACCTGAATCAGCATAAAAATGATCACTATAATTTTGAGAAGGATCACCACTACAGCGTTTCCAGCGGAAGCTTGCTTCTAGATATTGAAATGGGCGGAGGTATTCGTCCAGGCGTTGTAAGAGCGACTGGAGTATCCGAGGGGGGCAAAACTTCATGCGCCCTTGCTTTTGCTCGCAATTTCCAAAAAGAAGAAAAAAGGATGGTGGTTTACATCAAAGCCGAAGGTAGGTTGTCTGACGATATGATCTCTCGCGCTGGAATCGACACCAACAAGAAAAAATGGTTTGTTTACAAAAGCAATGTTTACGAGTCTGTGGTCGATTTCATGAGATGCTTGGTCCAAGACAATCCAGAAGAGTACAACTACATGTTTATTATCGACTCTATGGACGCCCTTATTCCTCGCGGCGATCTAGAAAAAGGCTCTGATGACGCGGTGAAAGTAGCGGGAGGCTCTTTAATTAGCTCGGCGTTTCTCAAGCGCATGGCTTTGGGGCTTGCTACTCGCGGCCACATCTGTTTCATGATTTCGCAAGTGCGGAGCAAGGTAAGCATTAACCCTTACGCTAAAGAGGACCCCAAGCTTACCAACGCTTCTGGGGGTAACGCTTTGCTTCATTACAGTGATTGGATTCTAGAGTTTCAAGAAAGGTACAACAAAGACTTAATTAGCACTCAACCGAACGGCAAGGGCGACATGCTTGGTCATTGGTGCAAAATCATCTTCAGAAAAACCCCAAACGAAAAAACGGGAACCCTTGTAAAATATCCCATTAAGTATCGAGCGGGTGAAGGTCAAAGCGTGTGGGTAGAGTACGAAGTCGTAGATATGCTTTTGCAATGGGACATGGCCGTAGCCAAAGGCGCTTGGGTGACGATTGCTGATGAGCTCTGCCAAGAAGTCGAGAAAGAAACGAAATTAGAGTTCAAAAAACAGCACCAAGGCATGGACAACTTGAGGAAGTACTTTTCAGAGAACCCAGAGATTGGAAAGTATTTGTTCAACAAATTCAGAAATGCCCTAAAAAAGAGTTGATCATTCTGCAAGTAGCTGATATATATGAGCTATGAGAGTTAACGCCAACCTAAAACCTGATGACGACAGTTTCGAAATAGGCAAAAAAGCCGAAGACCTATTTGTGGAAGTGTGCGGCAAGAAGGGGTACGAAGCCATCAAGTCTTCAAAGCAGCAGGATATGTATGATCACATAGACTATCACGTAAAAAATAAGGCTGGAGACATGAAGTCTTTTGACGTGAAGTCTAGAAAGAGGACAAGCAGGGGAGACTCTGAATTTAACGATGACTGGACATGGATTGAGTTCCTTAATGTGAACGGAAAAGCTGGGTGGATTAAAGGCAAGGCTGATTTTATAGCCTTTGAGTTGAAGAGCACGTTTTTAATAGCGAGAAGATCAGAGTTGAGAGAGTTATGTAAAAAACTCATAACAGATACTAAAACCAGAGTCTCGGAGGGACGCCTAGCTAAGTACAAATTATACTCAAGAAACGGCAGGAAAGACGTACTAACGCAAATCAAAACTCAAGACATTAGAGATGGTCTAAAGACTTGGGAATGGTGTAAATAATTTATGGGGGTGTTCTGGATTCGATTTAGTTTCAGACGCCAAATTGCAAGCGGAGGATGATGGTCGGCCTCCTAAAAATTCCATCAAACAGTCAAATGCTGATAATGTAATTGACATGGCTCCTTCGGTAGCAGAAGCGGACGAGATTCTCGCCCGTCTCGGTTTCCAAGAAGCCGCGCTGGTAGCTTAGTTCTACCCCGTCCTGCCTCGGATGCTCGCTAAGAGGGTCAGGGCGTCGATAGCGAGCAAAAACTGGAGCACAACAGTAAAGGAGCCCAGTATAAAATTAATACATCCTTTGCGAAGCTCGTGTTGGCCGTTTGTCGGTGACATGCCAAGCGAGTAAACAACACCGACTATGCTTGTAGACATTTGAGCCAACGGCTCTAAAGACGCGGGTTCGACTCCCGCCACCTCCACCAATTTAATAATGATTTGTAAATACTGCAATAAAGAGAGGGGCGAGCAGGTGAAGGGTGGTCATTTCGCTGTTGCGAATATCCTTAAAGGAAAAACGTATTTTCGGCTGAAATGTAACCAGTGTTATAGTTCCTCCAAAAAGAAAAGGAGACACAACTCCAGAGAGCAATTAAACGAAATTAAATTTAATAAAAAGTGCGAGCTATGCGACTTTGATGATTGGAGAGCGTTACAACATCATCACAGAGAAGGGGAAGAGAAGTTGTTTGAAATAGGAAACGCGGTAAACAGGGGCTACAGTATGGAAGCCATTAAAAAAGAAATGGAAAAATGCCAAACTCTTTGCGCCAACTGCCACCAAATCCTTCACCACGAAGAAAGACTGCTCAATCGTGAGACTCTATAACGTCAGGGGAAAACTTCAGAGCAAGTCTGTTACTAAATACCTCATTAAGTGGGGTAAAAAGTCTCGATCTAAGCTGCAATTTAACGTAAAGCAATTCTTCAAGGGGTACTGGGAGAACCATATAGTCTACGAAGAGTTTCCAGTATACGGAACTAGACTGAAAGTAGACATCGTAAACATGACTAAAAAGATTGCCGTAGAAGTCAACGGCCCCCAGCACGACAGTTTCAATAAGTTTTTTCATGGAAATTCAAGAGCTAAATACCTAGAATCAATAAAGAGAGACGTCCAAAAAAGAGAGTGGCTAGAATTAAACAATTTTATAATTATGGAAATTTATGAAAAGGATTTAAAAGAGCTATCTCCCGATTATTTAAAAGAACTATACGGGATTTCTATCGTGTAATAAAATTAAATGTCCAAAGCACCCCAAAAAGTAGACAAGCCGCTTCTCAGGCATATGAACGAGAAGAGCAACGGGGGATTCATCATGTTCTCTTTTGGCGATGATGGATATCCCGTAGTAAATAGCCATTTTGATGATGCCTCTAAGGCTATGGCTTTACAGCACTATATTCAGAATTGGAGTCTGGCAGTCGATGCGGTCACCTTGGAAAACACAGTAGCCTCTATGGAGATGGGGCTGGAGGAAGATATTCTTGAAGATGTGCCTCCCGAAGATAACGACGTCGATGACGAAGACGAAGGTGGTCCCTTCGACGATCTCGACGAAAATTCTTGACCGTAGATCAAGTTGGCGTTATGCTTGTACTCATATGAGTAAAATCTATTCCCTAGAAGTTGAACGACATGTACTAGCGGGGTTGATTCGGTATCCAGATGTTTTCTTAGAGATTGATGGGTTTATAACGGAAAAAGACTTCTACAATGACGTTCATTATACAATATTCAACGTAATCAAAAGCTGTTCTTATCAGAACGAAACGATAGACAAGGTTCTCTTGGCAAGCAAGATCAAAGAGCTGGGCGTTTCATTTAAAGATGATATTAATATTTATGATTACATAGAACACTTATCGTTCATTCAAATCAACCAGCGAGCGATCATAGAGGCCGCTAAAGAGTTATTGAAGTTCAGAATCAGAAGAGAAATTGAGACCACAGCGGACAAGCTAAAGTTAGAGGTAGAAACAAACGGCTCTAAAAACGTAGATGAAATTGTTGGAGATTGCGATTCGATTTATAATGACAAAATATCTAACTATGCAGAGTCAGATAAGCCAGAGAAGATAACTGATGATTTGCTAGATTTAGTTGAGGAAGCTGGAAACAATCCAGAATCAGAAAGCGGCTTTGCTAGCCCTTACCCAGAGTTTAATAGGTTGTACGGAGGGTTCAGATGCGGTCACGTATACGCGATTGCGTCTAGGCCAGGCGAAGGCAAAACCACTTGGCTAAACGATGTGTGCTTCAAAAGCGCGAAGGTAAACGGTATCAAAGCCTTGATCTTAGACACGGAGATGACCACTGAAGAAATCAAATTCAGAATGATATCTTCATTGACGGGCGTACCCACTTGGCATCTGGAGACAGGCAATTGGAGGAAGAACCCAGAATACTATGACAAAGTTCGCGGAGCCGCAAAGGTCTTGAAGGAGAATAACGACTATTACCACATGCACGTTAGCAATAAAAGCATAGATCAAATCTGCTCAATTATCAGAAGGTGGTATTACAAGGAGGTGGGCAGGGGCAATAAGTGCCTGATCGCTTACGATTACGTTAAGCTTACGGGGGAGAAAGTCGGTCAGAACTGGGCCGAGTACCAAGCCATCGGAGAAAAGATAAGCAGACTTAAAGAGATAGCGGAAGAGGTCAACGCCCCACTGCTAACAGCCATGCAGCTTAACAGAAGCGGCGAGAACAGAAACAGGACGGGCTCATCACTTGTCGATGACAGTTCGGCGATATCGCTTTCAGATAGACTCCAATGGTACGCAGCGTTCACGGCGATCTTCAGAAGGAAAACTCTGGACGAGATTGCTTCCGACAATGAGTACGATGAGAGCGGAAGACTTGTATTTGACTCAGGAACACACAAGCTAATCCCATTGAAAAGTCGATTCCAAGGCAAGGACGCTATGGGGCATCAAGATTATCTACAGCGTTTATTTCCTGACGGCTCTCAAAAATACATAATGAATTACCTGAACTTCTCGGTGGAGAATTTTGAGGTTCAAGAGAAAGGGTCGCTAAGAAATATCTGCGACAGAGCCAGAGAAACATACGCTTTGGAGGATCAGTTTCAAGGAGACGGAGACGGGATACTTTGAGTCAAAATTACAAAGAAGTATTAATGGAGCTTGGCTATACAAATATAATCGAGAACCACAAGGAATACAGAACCAGACCAATATATAGAGACTCTGACAACAACACAGTTTTAGCAGTAAATAAAAAGAATGGTCGATTCGTTGACTTCGCCCGAAACATGACGGGAAGCTTTGACGACCTAGTTAAGATAACCCTAAATCTCAAAAGCATAGATGAAGCGAGAAGCTGGCTATCCACTAAGGGTATAGCCGCTGGGATAGAACACAAAGATAAACCAGAACTAAGAATGCCCAAAAGATTCTCAAAAGACTCACTGACCAAGCTATCCCCAGATCATTCCTACTGGGTTGATAGGGGCGTATCTGAATACTCAGTTGCCGAATTTAAAGGCGGAGTTGTGCTTGAAGGCAGGATGGCAAACAGATACGTGTTTCCAATTTTTGATGCGAAAAGAAATATCGCTGGTTTTGCTGGTAGAGATTTAAAACCAAACGATAAGAGACCCAAGTGGAAACTTATAGGTGATAAATCAAAGTGGAAATACCCACTCTATTTAAATCATGAAATAATTAAGAGCTCAAGGTCAGTCATTATAGTCGAAAGCATTGGAGACATGCTTTCCCTGTGGGATTGCGGGGTAAAGAACGTGGCCGTATCATTTGGCCTTGATCTGAACGCCGAGCTGGTGGGGGCTTTTATCAGGTTTAATTTATCAAAAATAATAGTCTCCTTTAACGATGACAGTAAAAGTAGTGGGGCGGGAAACAGGGCCGCTGAAAAAGCCGAGAAAAAACTCTTGAATTACTTTGACTCACACCAAGTTAGGGTTATATTACCTACTCATGGGGATTTCGGGGAAATGTCTAAAGAACAAATCTTAGATTGGGCGAAAAGTATCGATGAGTGATAAAAAGAAATACATATCCGCTTCTAGGTTAAAAACCCTAGAGAACTGCTCCCAGCTTTATTGGGCTAAATACCACACAGACTTGCCAGACAAAGGTAATGACGGGGCTAGGAGGGGCACTATATGCCACCACGTACTAGAGTATTTGCAGCTAGACAAGCATCGCTCTAACTACGACAGGATCATAGAGGGCAGCAATCTGGAAGCTGACGCCGCCATCACTAGGCTTGTCAAAAGGAAAGTCGTCCTAGCGGACATGGATAATAATGACCCTAATATTGATAATTATGAATTAATAAAGAAGATGATCTTGGTTGGGCTAAAGCAAGATTTCTTTTGCACAGACAACAACGGAAAGCTAGGACAGGCAGAGCAAGACTTCCTCATAGAAAGCAAAGACCCAGAGTACGTAATTAAAGGCTACATAGACAAACACGCGCTTTACGACAAGGGAAAAACGCTGAAGATCATAGATTACAAAAGCAGCAAGAAGAAATTCAGCAAGCAAGCCCTAGATGGAGAGGGGCAAGCAATGATGTACGTCTTGGCCGCTAGGACTTTATGGCCGAAAGCTAAGCGTACCATTTTCAATTTTATGTTTCTGAAGTTTCCTAAAGCGCCAATTCAGGAGCTAGAGTTTACGGAGGAGCAGATAAACGGGTTCGAGCACTACGTCTCCTCTCAATATAAATTAGTCAACAACTTCACCGAAAAAGACGGACAAGCAAACTACGCGGCAGATAACCGTAAAAATTCATGGTTGTGCAGCGCAGGTAAGACGTGGGTGTGCCCTTTAAAATATAGCCTTGAGTATTATGTTCTTCTTGACAAAGACTCAAGGGTGTTGCAGTCTAGTTATGAAGACGACATGAAACCAAAAAAAGGACAAACAGTGGAGGTGAGAAAGTGGGATGGTTGCCCTAGGTGGAAAAACCAAGCGCCACATTCTCCCGCTCAGGAGTCCGATGATCCATTTGAATTCTAATGACTATTCCGTTTTTTAAATCTCACTATTCGATAGGCAAGTCCATTCTCACCCTGCAAGAAGAGGGTGAGTCCATAGAGAATGGCCCAAGGTCGATCATTGACTTGTGCAAAAAGAACGACATCAAAGACCTGCATCTAGTTGACGATTCCATGAGCGGTTTTCTGCAAGGATACTTAAACAGCCAAAAAGCTGGCCTCAACTTCAGGTTTGGATTGAGGATAAGTGTTTGCGACAACATGGAAGAGAAAAACGAAGAAGAGATTAACAAGACCTCTAAGCTGATTATCTTTGCCAATAACAAAGCTGGGTATAAAAGGCTTATTAAAATATATACTAAAGCCGCCCAAGAAGGATTCTATTACGTTCCCAGAATTGATTATAGATCATTAAAGGGCTTCTGGAACGACAAAGACCTATCTCTAGTAGTACCCTTTTACGACTCGTTCTTGCATAAGAATACTCTTCACGGCACAATTTGCACCCCAGACCTTAGCTTCTGTGATCCGCTCTTCGCGGTTGAAGACAATGATGTGCCGTTTAATTATCTCATTCGAAACCGAGTAAAGGAGTTCTGCGAGAAAAATAAATGCATCAATGTCAAAAGCGTTTTCTACGATAAAAAGGAAGACTTTAAAGCCTTCTTAACTTTTAGGTGCATCAACAACAGGACAACGCTAGACAAGCCTAACCTTGACCACATGACCAGTAATGAGTTCTGCTTGGAAAGCTGGGGAGAAAGCAGTGAGTAAAGTATTTGATTGCTGTAATTTTTTGAATGAAAATGACCTACTGGAACTCAGGGTTAATCAACATTGGGATCATGTCGATAAGTTTATCGTCTTAGAGGCTGGTCAAACTCACACAGGCGACCCAAAGCCTTTTAACTTCGATAAAGAAAGATTTAAGAAATACTCTTCAAAACTAACCTATGAGACGATAGACACTGTTGACGAGTTGCTAGATAAAATTCCTAATCTTGATCCACAAGCCCAAAGCTACTTAGGCGCGGAACGCCCAAGTCAATACTCTCCCGATTGGGTGAGAGACCATTTGCAAGGCAACCATCTCGTAAGTCTCTTGGGGAAACACGGCGCGCAGCTAGAAGACGTTGTGCTAATTTCCCCAGTTGACGAAATAGTTTCAGACTTAGGCTTTAAGAACTTAAAGGCCCGCTTTAAAGATAAGGAAAAACTTTTTCAGTTAGGGGGCTATTCTCTCCCCAGTGGGCAACTTGTAAGGCCGATATTTGGATTGTATATGAAGTTTTTTTTCTACAAATTGAACTTATTTTGTAATGTCCAATGTTGCGGTCAAGTTTCTGAGTACAGCACCCTTTTGAATGTATGCCCAGCCGTAGCTAGGAGTTTGAATGCAAGCACTCACCCCTGTTTGGGGGGGGATATGGGGTGGCACTTTTCGTGCATGGATGACGGCAGCGGGAAAATGATACATCAAAAATACAGTAGCTGGGCTCACTCAAAAGATTTACGACACGGAGAGGACAATAGATACCGCGATATGGATACGCCAGAAAAAGCCTTGGAGAGAGTGAAGAGCGACTTCGGCGATATGACCAAAAAGATTGAAATAAATTACGAAAACCACCCCGCTTACCTTGTTGACAATCAAGATAAATTTAAGCATTTGATAGCTTGACCCCGACTCAAGGATAGTTTACTATAGACTCATGAGATCAGGTATGATATCCAAAGTCAAGATGGTCGCCAAAACTTGGGGCAAAGAAGAGTGGTTTGCAAATAATTCTTTCCACAATTACTGCGGTAAGGTTCTCACCATCTTAGACGGCCAAAGTACCTCGATGCATTACCACGCAGACAAGCATGAGACCTTCTACGTCTTAGAGGGCACTCTTCAGGTTGACTGGATCGAAACGGAAGAAGGCATTGTTAACACAACAATCATTGGGGCTGGTGGATGCATGGAGATGCCCAGAAGCAGACCGCATAAGTTGATTGCAAAAAACGGAAACGTTAAATTAATTGAGGCAAGCACCTTCCACAGAGACTCGGATAGCCACAGGGTATACAGATAATGGACGAGCACCTACTTAGATTTGACAAGAAAAAGACTTACGTTTTTATTGACTGTGAGACCTTGAATCTGTGCCTCAACTCTTGCCATAATCTTCCTTGGCAGATAGGCATGATTAAGCTTGTCGGATCAAAGATCGTAGACCAAAAAGATATATTTATTAAGTGGGACACAGAACTGAAAATTAGTGAAGACGCGGCCCGAATCACAAGGTACAACCAAAAGAAGATTGATAAACTTGGAGTCAAGCCCGAAGAGATTTTTGCCACGATTGAAGACTGGTTGGATGATGCAGATTACATAATGGGCCACAACACTTTAGGTTTCGATATTTACTTAATTAAAGATTATTATAAATACATGGGAAAATCCGCAGAGCACTTGTACCCAAAACTCATAGATACGAACGCCTTAGCCAAGGGTATTAAAATGGGTATCCCCTTCAAGAACGGCGATGACTTGATGGAGTATCAATACATGACTTACCACAAAAGACAAAAGGGCATCAGAACAAACCTCACCGCCCTTGGTAAAGAGTTTGACATAGACGTTGATTATGATAACTTGCACGATGCGGTTAATGACTTAATGTTAAATATCGAAGTTTGGAATAAGTTAAAATGGCAGATTGACGTATGATGGAAAAGTTTACCAATAAATTTGAAAATTACGATTTAGAGATTCACGGCGTTCGCTTGCCCCAATTCGAGATCAGCAAAGAGCTCAAGCATAAAGCAAAAGTCAGCGAGGATTGCAGTAACTATGACTTCCTCAGAAAGCTTTGCCTAAACGGCTTTGCAGACCTTAACTTAGATAAAAAATCAGAAATTCACGAAAAATACGTCACCAGAATTAAATACGAATTAGAAACCCTAAAAGACTTGGGCTTCGTTGACTACGTGCTTCTAGTTTGGGACGTTGTAAATTACTGCAAAGAAAACGACATCCCTACTGGGCTAGGGCGAGGCTCTGCTGCTGGCAGTATTGTCCTATTCTTAATTGATGTCACAGGGATAGACTCAATTGAGCACGACTTATATTTCGAGAGATTTATTTCCAAGATCAGGGCGAAGAAAAAAGTGGTAGATGGCGTAACCTACCTCGATGGCTCTCTGATGTGTGATGTAGATTTAGACATTTGCTACTACAGGAGGCAGGAAGTTATCAAGTACCTCGATGAAAAGTTCGAAGGTAAAACGTCAAAGATTATAACCTTTAATACCTTGAGTGGAAAACTCTTAATGAAAGAGTGCGGCAAAATCGTAGCCGAGAAAAAAGAAACCGAAATGAACGAGGTGTCAGGATTGATACCGAAAACATACGGCCAAGTGATGGATATCGAAGAAGCCTACGGACAAGAAGAAAAGTTCCGCGAATGGTGCGACGAAAACAAAGAGGCTTATGAAGTGGCCCTGAAGCTGAGAGGTCTCGTAAAAAACAAAGGTGTCCACCCTTCCGCAATTTCCGTTTCATATGACAACATGGAAGACACTTGCCCAGCAGAATTGACATCTGCAAAAGATGCTGGCGTATCGTCGTACGACATGAACTGGATTTCTATATTTAATGTAAAGTTGGACTTGCTTGGATTAAGGAGCGTGTCTGTCGTAGATGATGTCTGTAAACAGGTGGGCATTAAAGTCACAGACATTGACCTCAATGACCAATCTATCTACAGAGAGCTTCAAGACTTGCAAACTCCCCACGGAGCCTTTCAGATTGAAGCCGACACAAACTACAAAGTTTGCCAAAAGGTAAAACCAAAAGACCTTGAGGAGTTGAGCGCCGTACTAGCCCTAGCCAGACCAGGCGCGATGCAGTTTACGGATCAGTACGCCAACTATACCAACAATGATGTTTACGAAGTTATCCACCCGTTCTTTGATGACATTCTTAAAGAGACTGGCGGGGTCGCTTTGTACCAAGAGCAGTTGATGAAAATGGCTCACAAAATTGGGTTCTCGCTTGACGAAGCGGAAATCCTGCGTCGTATCGTCGGCAAGAAAAAGAGATCAGAAGTTCGTAAATGGAAAAAGAAAATTAAAGACAAGGTAAAAGAAAACAATATCCCCTCAGAAGTATCAGATATTTTGTGGCAAATTTTAGAGGACTCGGCGAACTACTCCTTCAACAAAAGCCATAGCGTTAGTTACGCAGCCTTAGCGGCTTCGACGGTCTATCTTAAATTTAAGTATCCGCAACAGTTCTTTTTAAGCCTTCTCAAGATGAGCCGTCACGAACCTGATCCCATTAGTGAAATCTCAAAGATTCACAAAGAGATGGACTTGTTCGACATCAAGCTCCTGCCTCCCCACTTAACTAAGTCTAAAATGGACTTTTCCATTGAAGGCAAAGACATTCGGTTTGGTTTATTGTCAATCAAAGGCATCTCTGATAAAGCAGTCGAAAAGATAAATAACTTTAAAAATGAATTTTCAGACAAATTTGAAATCTTTCGTGCCGCCAGCGAGGCGAAATTAAATATTGGGGTTTTGTCTGCTCTGATCCAAGCGGGGTCTTTGGAGGGGTTCAAGCAGTCTAGGAGCAAGGTGGTTCTAGAAGCTCAGTTGTGGCACATCTTAACTGTCACCGAAAAGAAATACGCATCACATTTTGCCAAAAAATTTGATTATGACCTAGTTGAGATAATAAAGTACCTACGCGAATTCAAAAACGAGAAAGGTAAGGTGGTAATTAAGGAGTCTAGGTACGGAACCATAAAGAAAAAATACGTGCCATATCTTGAAATTTATACCAAAAACAGCCAATCAGAAAGCTTCGCCAACTGGTACTACGAGAAAATGCTCTTGGGATACACTTACAACAAAGACCTCAAAGACATCTTCGCAGAAAAGAGGTCTAATCTGATGTCTGTGCGTACCGTTAACGCTCTTGAGGCTCGTTCTAAGGCCGTTTTCGTAGGTCAGGTGGACGATCAGTGGCGGGGCCGCTCAAAGAACGGAAACAGCTACCTTAAGGCCATTATTTCTGACGAAAGCGGAACAACGCCAGTTATGATCTTTTCGAAAAAAATGGAAGATTGTGAGGCCATGAACGGCTCGCTTCCTCAGAAAAAGAACATCGTAATAGTTAAGGGGTCAAAGGCTGACGGCGTGGTATTCGCTGACTTAATTTCGATTCAAGACAACAAGGTATATACCAAATTGTCAGAACTTAAAAATTGACAAATTGACCTCAACCCATTAATATATCAGTATGATTAACTTCTATAAACCCAACGCCAAAGTTAGCGGGGCAGCTTGTTCGTTTTACATGAACGACAAAGGCGAGTTCTTTGGGACGTTTATTAAACAGGCTTCTTGGGATGAGAAAAGAAGACAGGGAAAATTCGATCAAAACAAAAAGGCTATAATCAAATTTAGCGCAAAAGAGTTCGGAGACTTCATAAACGCGATCTTGAGAAAAGGCGAAGCGAAAGGCTATCATCAAAGCGCGAAGCAGGTTGTTGGCTTCGCTCTCTCGGCCTCCACGGGCGAATATGCTGGCAGCTATACTTGGTCAGCCACAGTCACGGCTAAAGATGATTCCACGAACAAATTGTCATTTTTCGTTACGCTTGACGGCGGCGAAGCAATGCTCCTGCTTGAGCACTTAAGGTACTTACTTCAGGGTCATTGGAAAATTACCGACTCAGAGTATCACAATAAGTTTGAGAAAGAAGCCCCCACGAAGAGCACTCCGAAGGAGCAATCAGATGACGACATGGAATGGTGATGAAGAAAAAAAAGGTACTACTTCAAACAGATTTCGCGTTAGGAAAAACAGGCTTTGGCAGAAACGCTAAAGCCCTGCTTTCTTATTTATATAAAACCGACAAGTATGAGCTGGTCCACTATTGCTGTGGAACGCCCTACTCCGCCCTTCAACATAAAATGTTGCCGTGGAAATCCGTGGGCTCTTTGCCCGATGATCAAGCTGAACTAGAACAAATCAACAAAGACCCCAACTTAGCTAAAAGGGCTTCCTACGGAGAGTATTATTTAGATAGGGTAATGAAAGAAGAGAAGCCTGATATATATATTGCGGCTCAAGATATTTGGGGTATAGATTTTGCAATCGGAAAGCCTTGGTTTAAGAAGATTAGTTCGGTTCTTTGGACGACCTTAGACTCTTTGCCTATTTTGCCAAGCGCCCTTGAGGCGGCTAAAAAAACTGACAACTTCTGGGTATGGAGCAGCTTCGCGGAAAAAGAAATGAAAAAGCTTGGGCATGATCATGTCCAAACCGTTCATGGAGCAGTAGACGCGAATGTGTTCTTCAAAGTGAGCGACAGCAAGAGGGCCACGCTGAGAAACATGCAAGGCATTCCAAATGACACCTTTATTGTCGGCTTTGTATTTAGAAATCAGCTAAGAAAAAGTGTGCCTAATCTTCTGGAAGGATTCAAGGAGTTAAAAAAGAAAAATCCAAAGCTAAAAACCAAACTGCTACTTCACACTCACTATGGCGAAGGGTGGAACATCCCCAAGCTAGCGAGAGAGTACGACTTACAGGACGAAGACATTTTGACGACTTACATTTGTAAGGCTTGCAATAAATACGCGATACAGCAGTTTCACGGGCAGGAATTAGACTGCCCTTTCTGTAAAGCCGAAAAGTCCTCTGGCACGACGAATGTTGGACACGGAGTAACCGAAGAGCAGTTAAATGAAATCTACAACCTTATGGACGTTTACTGCCACCCCTTCACTAGCGGTGGTCAGGAAATGCCCATCCAAGAGGCGAAGCTAACAGAGTTAATTACGCTGGTTACCAATTATAGCTGCGGAGAAGAAATGTGCTCACCCGAAGCTAATTCATTACCCCTAAAATGGTCTGAGTACAGAGAGCACGGCACGGAGTTCATTAAAGCTTCCACCAGCCCGACTTCAATATGCAGACAGCTGGGGAAAGTTTTGAAAATGAAGCCCGAAGCAAAAGACAAGATGGGCAAAGCCGCGAGAAAGTGGACTGTAGATAATTTTTCAATAGAGGCCGTTGGTAAAAAAATTGAAGCCTTCATAGATAACGCTGCTGATGTAAACTACGATTTTAATTTCGAAGGCAGAAAAGGCAACCCTAACTATGTAATGCCAGTAATCGAAAGTGACGCCGATTGGATTTTGCATATGTACTCCAATATCCTAAACTACGAAAGCATGAATGATCAGGACGACGGCTTTAAGCACTGGATGAAAGAGCGGGAGAAGGGCGCTCCCAGAGAAAAGATAGAACAATACTTCAGGCAAGTGGCCTCGAAAGAGACTGCCCAAAATACAACCCTAGACGATCTTTTAAGCGAAGACGACGAGGGCAAAAGGATTTTATTTTCAATGCCCAAAAGCGCGGGAGATATATTTTTGTCTACAAGTCTTTTTAGGTCTATAAAAGAAACTTACCCAGATCATAATTTATACGTAGCCACTTCCCCAGAGTTCATGAATATTTTAGACGGAAACCCTCACGTTTATAAGGTAATACCTTTCTCTGAAAAATTTGAGAGTCATTACTTCACAGAGGGCTCTTCCAAAAACAAAGGGTACTTTGAAATATCTTTCATACCTTTCATCACCACTCAGAAGTATCAATCTTACCAACACAACGGTAAGGATGTAATTGTTTACAAGGATTTAAAATATGCACATAATTGAGTCTTACGCAACGCATTGCGGTTTACAAATAGATAAGCCTTGGATTTATGATTCATACTTCCCCCTGAATCAAAATCATTACATTACCCTCCAGCCGTCTGGAGGCGCAGACGTTAGAGATTATGATTATTGGGACGAGGTAATTTTCTACCTAAAGCCAGAGCTAGACAAAAGAGGGATAAAAATAGTCCAATTAGGTCTTGCTAAAGATAGGGCCATTGACGGCTGCTTACATACTCACGGGGCAACCACGTTATCCCAGACGGCGTATTTAATTAAAGGCTCAATGCTCCACCTAGGGGTGGATAGCGTTGGGGTTCACATGGCCTCTTCTTACGGCAAAAAAATAGTAGGCTTATACTGTAATCAATGGACACGCTCTAGCGGTCCTTATTGGTCTGACCCTAAAGACGTAGTTCTTCACGAGCCGAACAGGGACGGGGTTAAGCCTAGCTTCGCTTTGAACGAAGACCCTAAAACGATTAATGAGATTTCCGCAGAAAAGGTCGCGCAGTCTGTGTTTGATTTGCTGGGGGTTGACTACAAAGTCCCATACGAAAGGGTTCATATAGGGAAAAATTATCCAGACATTAACGTCCAAAACATACCCACATCCGTAGCTAAACTGAACAATAACCCCCTAGGCAATCACCCGTTAATCGTGAGGATGGATTTACATTTCGATGAGGAAATGCTTTCCCAGCAACTCAATCAAATGGTATGTGTCGTATGCACGGAGAAAGCACTTGATAGAGTCATAATCAAGAACCAGAGACAAAGAATACAAAATTTAGTTTATTATTTAGGCAAAGACCATGATCCAGATTTTGTTAAATTCATGCACACAAACGGCATAAAGTACACCCTCATGACTAAGCTGGAAGATGAAGAGCTGAATGATATAAAAATGGACTATCTTGATTATAGTTTTATCTTCAAAAAGTACGTAGACGAAGAAGGTCTCAAAAAACTCAAAGATCAAGACCTTTCGAATTACTTTTATAAAACTAGAAAGAAAATACTGAAAGACGGCCAGTGCTACAATAGCGTATCAAATGTCAAAGCTGGAGTTCACATGGAAAATATCAACGACTTCTCTTTTACCCCAATCGTTGAAAATGAAGATTTTTGGGACTTCTTAGATGAAACTTACGTAGTTAAAAAGCTTGACTAAGGCGCAAGTGTAGCGCATAATAGGGGCATGACAAAGAAACGTTTATCTTCATCCATAGTCAGAGTAGAACGCGACACAGACGGCTTGATAAGACAGCCCAAGGTTGACTACATCTTCAATGAAGATGGCTTCGTAGATTGGCGAAAGATGGTAAAGCCAGAATTCTTATACGCCAATCGCCAAAAGACAAATGAAAACGACGTATCTAAACTTCAAGATCACGAATTAATCATAAAGCTTGGGGGAATCAAAGAACTCGCTCAAGTTAGGGGCTATACGAATGTCGCTTACACCATGACTTCCCCTTGCCCAGAGTACATAGCGGCTACTTGCAGCATAGATTGGATTCCTAATTTCGAAACAGAAGGTAAAGCCGTAACGTTCTCTTCAGTGGGTGACGCTTCTCCCATGAACACCAGCGGCTTCGCTTCGGTATTCCTTGGTCCGATTGCAGAAAACAGAGCCTTCGTTAGATGCGTGAGAAACTTTCTTAGAATCAATATCGTTGGCCAAGAAGAGCTTGGTGGAAATGGAACCAGAGTTGCCCCCCCGCAACAGCACATCTCTAATCAGTCGCCCTCTTCTTCAGACTTTAACCCTAAAGACGTTTTGATTTCCCTCATGAAAGAGAAGGGGATATCTCTAGATCAAATTAAGAAAAGGCTAAAAGACGAAGGGTACGACGGAGCGGAATCTCTCAGTGGGATTCAAGACATTCCTAACCTGAAAGCTTTTGAGTTGATCGAAAGAATAAAGAAAATAAAAAACTAAGACTTTGGGTTGTCAATTTTTATTTGCTCAATGTACGCAATAAGCTCATCCATCTTTTCGGGGCGATCCATATGAAGCTCGGTGATAGCTTCGAACTGTTTCTCTATTGGCCATTTGGACAATATTTCCCTTTGACGCACGGCTTGAATTTTCTTATTGTCAATTTCGGAGCTTTGATCGTCCCACTTGCTTTGCAGCTCTTCTAGGGCGGGCTTAGGCTCGGAGTTGCTCTCACTCCAATACAGAGAGTCGTAGTCGTTATTCTTAGATACCCATTCGTGCTCTTGGTAAAAAGTCGTTAATACTTGTAAAATGTCCATTAGTAAGATACTCCTTGTGCTTCTATTTCAGTTATAGTCATATACGACCTAGCCACATCCAAGCCGTAAGGGTTTGTGTTGGACAGGTTTCTATTTAAATAGACAGTCGCGAAAGAGCTACTCGTCTTACCAAGCCTCAAACGCCAAGTTTGATTTGTAGCGCTACCCGCCGTCACAACGTAGCTTAAAGTCGCCATCTGGCCCATTGTGGGGCCAATAAGGCCATAGTTCCAGACTCTCCTCGGAGAAGTTTCTGAGTCCTTAAACAAAGCTAAAACTGCCGATCCCCAGAAATCATTTTCTAGAGATAATTCGCAAGATATCGTAAACGTGCTGGAAGCGTGAATGGCCTGAACCGTAGTTGAGGCTATCTCAAAGCCCTGAGTTTGATTGGGCGCATATTCATCAATTGACGCGTTTATGCCTAGGTGATCTGTTATGTCTGTTACCGTATGCTGAATAAGCCTTCTTGGTTCTGACGTTAGGACGGGGACTAATGGGTCAAAGTACAGCTTCGTATACCCCACTTCATTTTGAATTCTGAGCTCGTGCTTGCCCATAGAAGAGTCCAGCAAAGGAACATTCCCCACGATCTTAGACGCGCTATGTATCGAAAAAGACGAGTCAATTTCGTTTTGAAATTTATCTACAAACTTTACGCCAGTAGCGTAATTAAGATTTGCACCGCTTATTGTAAAGCTGTCGTTCAGGAAGCCGTAAGAAGGAGTCACCGTGGTTCCAGAAGGTAAGGCGAGAAATTGTATATTTGCGGACATATTATGGTGTTATTGTTTGTAGGGTAAATGTTCCATTCGTGCCAGAGTAATTAAGGTCACTTAAGTTAATTGATATTTTGTGGGGCGCTTCGTAGTTGTTTGCCGAGCCAGAGGGTATGACCTCTATGAAATTGTGTCCCGCCTGAGTTGGCTCGTTAAAGCTTCCAGTGGGTAAGGTTTTAGTTTCCGATCCATCCGACAGGGTTAATTGGTAAGCGGTCATGAAATAATTTCCGCTAATCGATATGGTGTCTGTTTTTACCGACCTGTTTGAGCTCAGTCCAATTATCGTGGGCTGTTTGCCAGAAATAGTAACGGCATTATAATTAGGGATATTTATGATTTGATCGACGAATGTGCTTAAATCATTTAAGTACCCGCCTTCATATCTAGAAACCAGAAACGGGCTCCCGCTACCAATCATTTCCGCGTTTATTGTGGTGGTAATTTTGCTTACCCCCGTCGTCAAACTATCAGACAAGGAAGAGTTGTCGATGCTAGTTGATCCAAAATGATTAACCCTGCTTGATGAAAAATCACTAGGCAACCCAACTATAAATTTACCATTTACGCTATAGGCTCCACCACCCCTTAATTTATCGTAACCATCTATAGCGACTAAAGGCCTCGCTTCCGCTGCGTTAATAGCCTCAATTTCGACTTGATTTCCAATTACCCAAGACGATGCAGAAACGCCCGTTATCGTCGGTATCGGGTAAATGTGACTTACTGAAGTGGAAGTCGAGCTCGTATCGCCCGTGTATCCGCTAGCGATGATCTTAGATCGCATAGCCCCTCTGGGCATACTGAATACGTTAGTATTGAGGCCAGTAGACGTAGTTGTAGCTTCAATGTAGCCCACGTTGTATCCAGAAATTAAAATTTTGCAATTTTCTACCTGACTGCCGTTGACGGTAACTGAGTCTTGGTATTTGGCCGCACCAGTAGACACGCTCGACACATAAGGCGAAATAACTTTCAAATTTTGAGAGGTAGTATGTTGGCTTATTATAGTCGGGTAATAGTTGCCGCTAGAATAATACCCTGTTTGATTTTGCAGAATAACAGGGTGTCCGTTTATAGCTTTATTTGGAACTCTAAATGAAAGCCCCGTTGTTCCGTGGCTAATCATGTCTAATGGATCAATAAACAATTGCTCCGAGTATCCAGACACAATAATCCTGTTTACCCTGTGCGTTGCCTTGCCGTTCTCTATAACTCCAGATTCTCCAAAAGCTAAGCCGCTATTGTAGCTATAGACGGAGAGCTCTCCGTCTAGGTTGGGCTCCTCAATGGTTATGCTCGTGGTAGCTACTCCCCCTTTAGTGTCTAACTGTAAAGTTTGCTCTCCGCTCGATATGTCTGCGGCCACAGTGAGGACGACTCTATTTTGACCCTCAATGTAAAAATCACACCCACTACTGTCAATCGAAACCCCAGTGGTCTCAGCTAAATACTTACCACTTACCAAAACGTCTTCTAGCCATTTAACCGAATTGTCAGATAGGCCAGATATGCTTGGGGCGGCAAAAAATCTATACTTAGAGCCTCCAGTGAAATAATTTATACCATTATAAACAATAACGTCGTTCAAGTCAGGGAGCCCTGCGGGAACGTTTACGGAGACTTGGGTGTGATCAACGTTGTAAGAGTCGTTTAATACCCCGACCTCATTGCCCGTTGTGTTAAAGAATACCTGAGTGCTTCCTGAGTATAAGTTTAACCCAGTGACAGTTAGCGTTTGCCCTTCTGTAATTCTTTTATACATATCTATCTACGTTTATAGTTCCACTACCCAATGTATGTAGCCCAAGCGGCGTTGTAAACGACCCGCTAACATATCTTAATTGGTAACTTCCGTTGTCTAAATAGCCGCTCCAAGCGTCTTTATTATCCTCTGTAAATGTTATGTTGCCATATTTTTCTTCACCATTTTGATATTTTAAACAGGAAGCTTCTAGGGTCGTTTCGAACCCTGTGCAAGTCGCGCTTAAAGAGGTGACGAATTGAGTGATTGAGTCTTCGGGTTGGGAGATCAACCCAGTAGTGTCATATATTTGTCTGTTCCTATTGAGGGTAACCTGAATTGATGTATCTGGGCAAGTCACGTTCACGTTTGCCCCCGTATAGTTTCCGCTGATTTGCGGGTGATAACCTATGTGGTATCTTTTACTAGCAATAGCCACCACAGTAGCCGTGTTCGAGCCAGTGACTTGTCCTGAGTAAGTAATAGTGTTGCTGCTTATGTTGGTTGTCGTCGCTGTTCCAGCCGCGTCATTTATCGCTACTCCGCTCGTGGAAAAGTGAGGTTGAAGAACCCCAGTCAACCGATCAAGCGCGGCGGAATTACTTGCTCCATTGGCTGAGATTGCAGCTATTTGAAAAGACCCAGTTTCAACCCCAGTAACAATCGAGTATGATTGCGTTGTGAAATCTCCGTATTTACCAGATTGAGTTGTATTTGTTGAGCTTATTAAAGTGTTGAGTTGTCCCGTAAATTCAGTTTCCAAAGTGCAAGCCGAGTATGGCGCGCTGCCGCTATAATCCCCAGACACACACTCTTCACCAGAAATTTGGGTAGCAGTGAAAAGTGATATTCCGCCCATGCCAGTGTGGTTGGGGCAAAATGGATAGAAAGGGTCGTAGAACGCGCCGTGCCCATGCATCTCCGCCATGTTAACTTTAGTCGAAGCGCCGCTATTGCCTGGCACTCCATAATGATAAACTCCCGCGCCACTACCTAAAGCGACACCCCCGCCAAAACCCCCGTAGTGCGTTCCGTCTGAGTAGCTAGATAAATAGAATGGATGCCCTGCGTTTGAAGAGTCTGACTGGTCAAACTTATAGACCTTCATTGGCATAGCGCAATCGTTATGATAAGCTAAAGCTGTACTCCAACTCTGAGTGTAAGAGCTATCCCCAGACCCGCTCATGAAGAACACGTTTTGATACGGGGAGACTGCCGAGGCGGCGACTTTTACATAATATGTTACATGTGGTTCAGGCATTTTAGCAGTATCCGTAGAAGTATCCAGTTTGGTACAAATTCACGACCTCTCCAGTTACAAAGTGTGAAGGGTCACCAGTGGTGCACTGGGATCGGTTGTTAGTTATCTCGCCGCTTATGCTGTTATTAACAGAGCTTACGCTTTGTCCAGAAAAGCTTAATTGAGTAGTGCCAGTTACGCTCCCAGTAATAATAGCGAAGCCGCTGGTTAAGCTGTGCTCTCCAGCGTACCCTCCTGGATAAAGTATAGCGATTCCTGAGCCAAATACATTATGCCAAATTTGGCTGTTGGTATTATTTAAATCAGAAGAACTATGCGGAAAAGTTATCCCGCTTTGATAAATGTAAGATTCAAAATTGTCAGATACCCCAGTGCTTGTAGAAATTAAAACATATCCAGAATAAGCGCCAGTAGAGGATATCATATTGTTTATGGCTACCGTGTTGCTGGAAGTGCTGAATCCGCTCGCAGAAATATTTACCCCACTACCAGTGGCGGTCATCCCTACCACTCCAGAAGTAATGCCCGTTGATTGATTTACGACGCAAGACAAAGACTGCTGATCTACATAAGCTGTGTATTGTGATACGTCGTTATTTCTCAACAAGCCAATCAAGGCCAAACTAAGCTCTGGATTTCCGCTGATCGTCCCAGTGTGAACCCCTGTTGAAGTAAAGTCAGTACTTACCGAATTTAGCGAGGTTGACTCCGAGTTAACGTCGCAAACCCTATCGTTTATCTCGTAAGATGAGCTTGGGTCGTAAGCGCCATACAAGCTTGTCGTATATATTCCGCTATTGAACTTGCCGTAAGCCGCAGTGACGCTTGCTCCAGAAGCGGAGGCGTTGGCTTTTATCGTATAGTTTGACTGTACGGTTTTGGTTATGCTCGATTTTTTATTTAGGCTAAAAGTTATATTTCCTGCGTTTATGCTTTCCCCAGAAAACTCAACAGAGATTCTATCGGCTTCCCCAGCGTGCTCAAATGCGTAGGTAGCAGAATTCAATACTGAAGCTAAACCAGAGGAGCTGGCTTGCTCTCCAATATAATTAAACCCAGAAGACAACACGGTTTCATAAGAGTAACTAAACGATCCAGAATCCAAAATTTGGACAATGTTTTCCCCAGTGGCTGAAGCTCCAGTTTTAGACAAAACAATATCATGAAAGCCCGTCGCCAAGCCGTTTATGGAGGCCGTGACTTGGCCGCTTGTTCCTGTGAAGTTGCTGACGTTAATCTCTACGTCCTGCGCGCTTACGAATTTGACGCCAGTCAGGTTATTCATGCCAGACCCATTTACAATAATGCTTCCAACTAGCCCTCTATTAGCTACGAGGTTTTGGTTTGGTAAAATTGACAATGTCTGACTTTTGTCTATGCCGCTAACAACGCCAGAGGTAACGTAGTTTTGACTTGAAACAACTGTCAGTCCAGAGTAAAGATAAAGATAAATTTTATCATTGAATTCTCCAGTCGGAACTTGCCCCGAAATCTCAGTATTACTTACCCCACCAAAAGCCAAACTCTGACCAGCGCCCAAGTTAACGCCAGTAACAGAAGTGAAACAATTGCCAGATAAAGTAATTAATCCGCCGCCACTAGGTACAGCGGTAAACGAATTGATTCTAGAAACAGGAACAAAGTTATAGTCGGTTTGGGATGTTCTACCAGAGGTTTCACAAGTAACAGTAACAGCCGCTTTTTTCACTCCCAAGCTACCAGTGTACTCGACTAAGCCTAGTGCAACGTAATTATTATCAGCCCCCAATTGATTAACTGAAATTCCGCTTAATCTAGTCTGGGAGACAGTATAGCTTCCAGTAGAGAACCCAGTCGGCCCACCGCAGAAGCCACTTCCGTGAGCGCTAACCATGACTCCAGAAGCGCTTGAAACTGAAGAGCCCGTAGAGGAGATCACGCAAACTCCAGAGGCAGAATTGTTTTCTGTGAAAGTGGTCACTCCTGTTGAGCACCCAGAAGCCGAAACGTAATATCCCAAACTATTTATTTGACCCGTTAAGGCTGTGTAAGCCGCGCTGTCTCCATTGCCAGTCGCTGTGACATTAAAAATTTCAGTTATGTTTTGTTTTCCAAATACTACTTTTCCATAACTAGCGGTCTGAGGAACTGACGCCTCAATAATTTCAGTATTAATAATTGAAAAATTTGCCAGCCCTTCTCCAAAATTGACACCAGTAATTGACCCAGCACCACTCACATGGAACTGCACTGATTCATTTATGTTTCCGCTTGTTGGCATTATGGTATATCGAGACTAATTATGCTTGCCCCCCCAATCGTAGCCTCGCCATGCGGCGTGACAACCCTGATCGGCCCGTCAATTGCAAACCTAGGTATTTTGACCTTGATGTACGTAGAGGTTCTTTCGGTTATTTCGTTAGCTTTTATTTCATTATTAAAATAGACCGCTGTCGCTTGGTCTAGGTTCGTACCCCACAATTCGATGACCGACAAAGCGTTGTGTCCATACGGGTAGCTAATAAGAGTAATTGTTGGCGCTCCCCCATACCCGTCCTCTTCAATCTCTAAAGTGGAAATTATCTTCTGGCCAAAATCGATGCTGATGCTTTTGCTTTTCAATATCCCTTTAACACTCCACATCGCCGATTGGCCCCTCAACCCTACATCTACGGTTATTTCTTTTCCTGTATATGGTATGGCTTCAAATATATTATAGGTGTCAATTGATAAACTTTTTACTTTTTGTCCGTATGACATCTCTTTTGGGACTACCCCGCTTATGTCGTACAAAGGCTCGAAAGAGTGAGACTCGTCGTAAGACATCGCCACAATCTTACTTGACACATCCATGCCCGCAAGCGACACACTCAAGTCTGACATTTTATACCAATCCCAATCGTAGTCTCCCAAGATCACGGGGGCAAAAGAGCCGCCAAAATCTTCGTAGAAGTTAAAATTCGCACTGACCTTTAGCGCTCCATGCGGGGTTGCGGCCCAACTATAAGAAGTAAGAAAGCCCGAGTTGATGGTTAGCCCACCAACGTCTATCGGGAAGGACGTTTGACCTGGCTTTACGTCGGCCATATGAAACGGATCGCCGCTATTGGCGTCTACGAAGTAGCTCAAGCTCATCGTTCCATTTACTCCCCCATCAGCAACGTATTCATTGCCTCCAATTTTATTGATTCTATCCGAAGCGGACAACTGATTAGAGAAGGAAAAGGACGCAGAATCAGCTAAAATACCGCTTCCGCCCACTTTTACGCTCACATTATTGTAATTATAATAATCTGCCATTCCCTTGTGCCTTCTATCCTACATATTTACACTAAGATTTTTTATTTTTTATCTCTAAAACGTGTAAAATAAGGTAAGGAAAAAGGATATGGGTTCTATATATGAAATACCAAGCTGGGCTGGAGGTACAGCTTCAAAGAATGAGGTTTACCTCCACTCTGACAGTCACTTCTATAGCCTAGAAGACTCAAACACCCAGACCCCAAGCGTGGGGGCTTCTAAATGGGGCGGGAATATCACTTTTGATAATAAAACAATCCCCCACTTCTTTTGGATTCCCAACTACTCCCCCTCTGTCTCTACAGACCCCACGGTAAGGACTATTAAATTCGGAGATGGATACGAGCAAAGAACACCAGACGGGATAAATACGAGACTACTTAAAGTGTCGCTAGTATTCGACAAAAGGAACGAAGCGGAAACGACAGCGATTTCCCACTTCCTGCATCAGCGCGGAGGCTCTGAAGCTTTTGCGTACCTGCCTCCGTCCCCCTATTCTTCAATGAAAAAGTTTGTATGTAGGAGCTGGGACGTGACGATGAATTTTGAGAATAATTACTCAATCAAGGTAGAGTTGGAAGAGGTAGTGGAATAAGATGAATACAAATGACGCGCAAAATTCCTTAAAGAAAGTGTCGCTGGAATCAGCGTCACTTAGCCCCTCTGCTATTGTGTCCTTATTTGAGATAGATATCACAGACCTCCTTAAAAACAACGAAAGAAATTTATACATTGAAGGTCAAGGCAAAAACGCCTACCAAGACAATGGCAAACATATTCTTAGATTTCATAATAACATTAAATTATTTAGGAGCTCTGTATTTTTTGATGGTAAAGAGTATTATGCGGCCCCCATCGATGTTGACGGGTACGAAATAAGCGCCAAAGGCACTGCTCCCAAACCCAAGCTCTCAATAGCAATAAGCCCAGAAGGGCTACCTCAAGAAACAGCCAACAGGATAACTTACCTCAAGCTGGCAATGAGAGACTTAGACGACTTAGTGGGGGCCAAAGTGACTAGGGTAAGAACTTTTGCTAAATACTTAGACTCTTCTAATTTTTATGACGCAAACGGAGCCTTGATTTCCAATATTCTAACACCACCCGCAGACTTCGACCCAGACCCAAACGCCCAATTTCCCCCTGACATTTATTTCGTAGATAGAAAATCCAGCGAGAGCAAAGGACAATTAGAATTAGAACTAGCCTCTCCGTTCGACACTCAAGGCTTGAAACTTCCAGGCAGGGTGGTTAATGACTCCTCCTGCCCTTGGACTTACAGAGGGGAAGGCTGCTGTTATGAATGGAAGCAGCAAAAGGACGCCCCAGATTCTGTTTACCTAAAACCAAATGAATTAAATCACGAAAATTCAAATTCAGACTGCAAAGACACTGGTCACGGGGCCAACGGCGCGGCTCCACCAGTAGCCACATACAACAACGAAACAATCACTTCTATTATCGGGGTAGACGTTCAATACAACATTGAAAATGGACAAGACGAATGGAACTCCAACACCTCTTACGGCAAGGGAGTGTCAGTAAGAGTAAAGGTTAAAGGTGTTAACTATTATTTCGTTTCAAAGATAGGTGACAACAAGGGCAATCCTCCCCCGCAAGACGCTTATTGGGTCGCTGACCAATGCTCGAAAACGATAGATGGATGCAGGTTAAGATGGAAGAACAACCCAGAGATAGGCTCTGCGAATGCAGCCTCAGTGTCTGGACCCCTGCCTTTCGGGGGCTTTCCGACTTCAAGGAGGGCGGTAAAGTGATTTTAGATAGTAAAATTAAAAAGCAGATCAAAGCTCATCACGAAAAGGAGTTCCCCAGAGAGTGTTGTGGTTTGATTATTTCTGATCGCGGGAAATTAGCTTGTATTCCCACGAAAAACGACTCTGCGGGAAAGGACCTTTTTAGGGTTAATCCTAAAGACTACTTGAGAGCCTCAAACCTTGGTGAGATCGTTGCTGTTTATCACTCTCACACGAATGGCAATCGGAACTTCTCTGAGTTTGACAAATTTAACAGTATTGCTCATAGAGTAACTTACGTAATGTATTGCCCCGAGGACAATTCTCTCCTGCAATTCTCCCCGTCTTACGGAAGCTTTAATCGATATATAGGCAGAAAGTTTGATATAGGAAACACGGATTGTTATTCTTTGGTGAGAGATTTTTACGAGGACGAATTAAGCATATCTCTAAACCATCACTATAGAGATCAAGACTGGAAGTCGTATTTACCCGAACTGTTCGAAAAACACTTCGAAGACGAAGGATTTTTTGAAGTATCAAGCTTATCGAAGTATGATTGTATATTATTTAATTCGGGGGGGAATAAGCCGTGCTCTCATATAGCGCTTTATCTAGACAACGGCTTGATCCTGCATCAACCAGTAAGAAGCTACTCCAGAATAGAATCGTTAACGGGCAGACACCAGAAGCTCATTAAGAAAATAATTAGGCATAAAAATGTCAGGACTAACTAAAATAACTTTCCACGGAAATCTAGCTGAAGCTTTAGGTCAAAAAAATTGGGACCTCAAGGTGTCTAATGTCGCTGAAGCGTTGAGGGCGGTTGACGTGCTTTCGAAAAGAAAACTTTCCCAAGCTATCTTCGCTAACGAAAAGCAAAACATAAAATACAAAATACTTACTGACGATAAAAACTTATTTTCAAAGCCAATAAATGAAGCGGAAGAAGCTAAAGATTCCGAGATGTTCTTGAGCAAGACTATGAAATCAATAGATGTCGTGCCAGTCCTAGAGGGTGCGGGCGATGACGCCAAAGACATAGCCTTGGTTGTGGGGGGCGCTATGATGTTCGGTATGGGGCTCCACACGCAGAGCGCGATGATGACGATGATGGGCGCTTACGCGTTTATGACTGGCATGAGCAACCTTCTCGCGGAGCCGCCAGAATTTGAAGATTTCAGAGAAATACAGCAGACACACAAAAAAGAGTCCTACTTATTTAGCGGGCCAATTAACACTTACAACCCAGGCGGTCCCGTTCCCGTGGGGTACGGAAGGGTAATGGTCGGCTCCTTAGCGATTGCATACTCCCACGAGCATGGAGACAGAGTAATCTTTGAAGATGGGGAGTATTACTAATGGCTACTGATAAAGTACAAGGCGTTTATTACGGCGCTGGAGACGGCACAGGCATTAGGTACATGTCTAACACTACTGGCTATGTTGTGGACTTGCTGTGTGAGGGTGAAATTTCAGGACTAGTACACGAAGAGTACAAAGACAACGGAAGCAACGTCGCTGGCTCGATAGGGTACACCCAAGGAATGACCCACAAGCCCTACCACTCCAGCATAAACACTGGAGAGCTCGCTTCGATTTACTGGAATAAGAACCCCGTCTTTGATAAAGATTCTTTTAAGTTTAATTTTCAGAGCATAGACTTAGTAACCAATCAAGAGACTATCTCTCAGGAGGGGCTTGATTCGAGAAGACTCGTTCAAATCAATGAAAAACTAAGAGGTAAGGAAAGAAAAACTGGCGGAGCAACGATTGAGTTCGCCAAGTATGAGAGATACTACGTAATTAGAAATAAATACTGCAATAAGGCAATCGTAAATTTCAAAATCTCATCGCTTGGAAAAGTAGACAGAAACCCAGGCACGACAGCAGAACCAAATGAAACCTACGGCAAACTGCTCGACGCTAGCGTTGCGGTCAACATTAGCTACAGGGCAAAGTATGCTCTTGGCTCTGATGTCCAATATACATCCGTTGGGTCAATGCAAGTTGAAGGTTCGCTATCCAGCCCCTACTCTCGAAGCTTTATAATTGATCTACCTCTAGTCGCGGCTAGGGACAAAGACGGCAGGGGAGACTTCATTGGCTGGGAGATTCAAATCTTTAAAGAGACCGAAGAGCCCACGACTCCAGACGTTAAAAATGATATCTTTGTTGACAATATAGTTGAAGAAATAGACGACACATTCATATACCCGAAATCTTACGTAGTTAAAAACACTTTCGACGCCGAAAACTTTTCAAAAATACCCGACAGAGCCTACGACATGAATCTGTTGAAGGTAAAGATTCCGAGTAATTACGACCCGATATCAAGGACTTACCACGGAACTTGGGACGGAACCTTCTCAACGGAAAGCGTTGGTCCTTACGGCAAAAAAGACGACACATACGTGGGAGCCTCCAGAGGCAAGGGCCTATACTGGACAGACAACCCAGCTTGGTGCTTTTACGACCTAATTACGAACAAGAGGTATGGGTTGGGTAAATATGTAGACACATCAACACTCGACAAGTGGACTCTTTACGAAATAGGCCAATACTGCGACGAGCTCGTTCAAGATTACGACAATGGACTAGAACCAAGGTTTAGCTGCAATATACTAATTCAATCTAGATCAGACGCTTATCAAGTATTAAATGACATGGCCAGCATATTCAGGGGCATCGTTTATTACAACGGAGGCGCTCTATTCGCGGTTCAAGATGCTTTAAAGAATCCCATATTTCAATTCAATAACACAAACGTACAAAATGGAGAATTCAAATACTCCAGCACAAGCGCCAAGGTCAGGCACACCGTAGCGATTGTGAGATACAATGACAAAAACAACAAATTTGAGCCAGCCGTTGAATACGTAGAAGACATAGATTCAATCAGAAAATACGGAATAAAAGAAAAAGAAATCTCAGCCTTTGGGTGCACAAGTAAATCTCAAGCCCAACGACTTGGTCGCTGGATTCTATCTACGGAAGCTAACGAAACGGAGACCGTGTCTTTCTCTGCTGGTCAAGAAGGGTCTATATTAAGACCAGGTGACGTGTTTACCGTCTCCGACACGAATAGATCAATGACCAGAAGAGGGGGAAGGATTAAGGGTTTAGATAGAGTTAGTGACTCCATTTTTAAGATAACCCTAGACGCCAAACTGAAAGGCGGCAAAAGCTGGGATGGAAACAAATTCATCACGAACGACAATCTAGACCAGAAAAGGGAATACCAGCTAAAAGTCTCCACTCCTTCTTTTTATTACGACACCTCTCAGGTAAGCTTAAATAATTCAAGTGAAATAGATTTAATCAGAAATAAACAAATCCAAACATTTGACATCAGCTCGAATACTATAGCTTCGGTAAGTGGGGTTAGCGTGATAACCGTGAGCGGAAATCTAAATGAAACTTCTTATACTACGAGCGGATTTAGCGGCGAAGCCCTTTGGAGCATAGCTACTACAGGCGTAGATAATCGTGCAGACACCTTCTTCGAGTCCCTGACTCAAGAGCAAGAGTTTAGAGTCATAAACATAGGAGAAAGAGACAAGGGTAAATATGAAATTTCCGCTGCGGAATACGCCCGTCGTAAATATGCCGAAATTGACGAAGCGACCAAGCCCGTAAACAATATCAACTTCGCAGTGCCTGGTGCTCCCGCTGGAATTGGCGTCCCTAGCCTCACTTCGATAGCAGGAGCTCCGAACACGAAGAAAGTCTCATTTAATTTTTCAGCGAGCACCGTAAACTCAGAAAGCGTTTCGTACTATCAAGTATACATAAGGAAAGGGGCTAGCGCTTCCGAAGCGACTTACGACTCTTCGGTGAAAGTATTTTCTTTAAATAATTTGACAGCCAGCTTTATACCAGCAACAAACGGCGAATATTATATTTCTGTATACGCTTACAACAGCTTGGGTCAATCTAATGGCGTAAATGTAAGTCAGAGCAAAACCGTTGGCGGAGTAAACCCGATTAGAGACGTTAAAATTAGTCATTTATCCCTGCACGACGACGCCGTAAGTGCCGCTGGTCAAAATCCAAACGAGAGCGACCCGACTACCGCTGGAACAGTTGATCAATACGAAGATTCAACAGTTAGATTTAAATGGGCCACAAGTATACCTCAAGTTGACGACGCAAATATTGCGCTTGATTTCAGCTATCAACTTAGGGTTTGGGCTGAGCATACCACCGCTGGAACCCCTATAAAAACAACTAATCAGTATAAACCTGATGACTCAGATTCGACCCTAACAACTTACGATTGGACCTTGGCGGATAATTACGCGGCGGCAGGAAATAGTTACGATAACATCAAAAGAAAAGTTACCCTTAAGGTCGTGGCTCAAACCCCAGAAGGGGCTTCGTCTGACGGTCAACAAGACGGAATGGACTTTTTGTTCGTTGATAATCCAGCGCCAACGCAAGCAAGTGCTTTGCAGGGGTTTGTTGATCTGAACAACCACTTAAAGATTTTTAATTTAAATAGGCCGTCCGATGTCAAAGAGGTGGTCGTTCTCTCACGGAGCTCTACTTTTAGTTATTCTGATTACCAAGGTGGAGCTGGCGGAATAGACATGCAGAGAATAAGCGCCGATGTTGATGTTATAGAAATTAACCCAAGCTGGTCTACTCAAAACACAGAAACTCAAGACGCTTATTTCATGGTCGCCTACGTTGACCAATTTGATCTAGACGTAGAAAAACTAGCAGTCTCGAATGGAGACTCTTACGATCTCACTAAAAAGCTCACAGGTAGATTTTCTGACGTCAAAGGGATAGAAAAAGTCACCCAAGACACAATGGACTTACTTGGGGAGGGCTGGAAAGCTTGGATTCAAATTGACGTTCAGGGAAATTGGTATGGTCGTGGAATAGCTTGCGTCGAAGACGTGACTGATGAGTATAGTAATTACGAAGGATATCTTCCGTTTTATTGTACATTTAAATCTCCCACCATATATATGACCGAAATAACAGCGGCGGTGGGGACTATGGTTGTTGGACCAACGAACGCTCTAAACAATTACTCTATGGGGTGCGGGTATTACTGGAAGCAGGGTGATTTGTTAACGAACAATTACCCTTCGAATACAGCCACTAGAGATATATCTCCCAAGGGTGGGTACTCCGACAGCAGCACCGATGCAAGCGACAACTTTACTCACACAGACAGCAAGAGCTACACAAAGGGCTTCAGAAGATACAGAGTGCATTTCAAAAAAGCCAAGGATGATCCGTACTGGGTGGTTGGAATGAACAGTAATAATGAATCTTACTACAGTAACACTTTTCTAGAGGGTATAGACGCCTTCTTTAGTCCCACCAGTGCCATTCAGCCCAGTTACGCTAGCGATTTTAAAGCTGGCGCTCAGGCCGCTATGGATGCAGCAATCGCCACTAGCGGTCCTTACGCTGGCAAAGATTTGCAGATAGGCGGAAGTGATGCGTACTTTAATTTCCACCCCGCTGGATTCGTTCAGGGCTTTGGCGGTCTGCCAAAATTGCCTTGTTACTTCGACGTTCACATGGGCAAGCTGGTTGATAACTCTTACCTGTCCAACGCAATCTTTTTTGTGATGGCGACAACGGAAGAAACAAACGACCAAAAGAACACCTCCCTGCCTCAATGCGCTGGCAATACTCCAGCAGGATGCTAACATGAAAAACAATAATCTCATAATTTTTTTACAGAACGGAGAAAAGCACGTCATAAGTTTTTCTTTAAATGTTGACGAGCAAGAAGCTTTAGAGCGTTACGAAACCATGCGTCCCGAGTCTAAGGGTAAGGTTAGAAAATACTTCTTCATTGAGGAGGATACGGTCTCTCCTGAAGTTTACCGAAACCACTACCAAATAGACGAGAACGATAAACTCACAATGGACATAAGGACCGCGTTCATTGAAAAGATGTATGGCGAAATCAGAAACCGCCGCGATTTCTTTTTAACTAATTTAGATGTGCCTTTTTTCAGAGCCTTAGAAGAAGAGGATCAAGCCTTAAAAGGCCACGTAATCAAACTTAAATCATTCCTCAGAGACCTGCCTGATAACCTTAGATTCAATGACGTCGAGCAAGACGCTGACATTTTGCGCTATAATCCATTTGGTAATATTTTTCATATTGAAATGTTAGAGAAGGGCAGCGGATACACAGCCCCGCCTAAAGTCACCATAGACGATCCAACTGGAACCTATTTTGGTTTCGCGGCTAAAGCAGTTGCCTCCATCAAGGATGGCGAAGTAGAAAGAATTGATGTGGTTGATTATGGTTGTGGATATGATTTCGCCCCGAGCGTAACTATCGAAGCTCCAGAAAGTGGTGAGCAAGCTTTCGCTGCTAATGGTTTCCCCCAAAATGTGGTTTTATCTGATAGGGATATTATCGCAAATACTGAATTGCGTTATTCTTAAACGCTTCCCTGACTCCCGTAGAGCATTCCCCCTGGTCGCTTCTCGTTAGTTATAACTTCCACTACTGCGCTCTTGACTCTATCCGCGAGTATCTTAGCTTCTTCTTGGGAGGCGGGGTTCGTGCTGCTTGCTCCGCGCTCATCAGACTCGGCTGTTACAGCGCCGTTCCCGTCAACATTGATAGATATGTTGATGTTGTTTGTGCTGTAGACTCCCTCCGAAGATTTGCTGCCTTCGCCCAGTTTGTGCTCTCTTATGGCGCTAGCTCCAGTCACAGGAGCTACGTACCCGCCAGAGTTGAAGGCTGATATTTTGCCCCTGTTTAAACTCTCGAAGAATGACATCCCATATTTGTCAACAATGCCTTTTCGCATCACGTATTCGCCACCAGTGAGCAGTGCTGGGATATTATCTTCTTTATTGATTCCGCCCTTGGCAAAACCCCTGCCGCCACCCCCCGCGCCCCCGATCAGCATCGCCGCTGCCCCGAACAGAAAGCTAGTTCTCTTGGCGGCTTTTTGATCTTGAAAGTCTTGCAGCTCTTTCTGCTTGTCGGAGTAGTACTCTAAGCGGTCCTTTTGATAACCAAAGAATTCGTCAGCCTTTGAAAATTTATATTTGTTCTGCGGGTTGTCTTCATCGTTTAAAGCGAGGCTGGAAAGTCTTGAATCGATATTAAATTTCCCCGCGTCTGGCCGCTTGGTTTCATTGTATATGAAGCTGTTTTTAAATTTAGCTTTCGTTGCTCCTTTTCCGATTTGCACGGTTGACTTCTTGAAGATGTCTGGATCAATGAATGGTCCGATTTCTGGGTAGCTATTTACTGCGCTTTGTATTTTTTTGATTCGCTCCTCGTTTAGTGGTTTGCCAAAATCCAGCCTAAACCCAACTTTACTTGCTAGTATCTTTTGCGAGGTCTTTCTTCCGAGCCAATCTTCCTTCGTGTCTCCAGTTGATTCTTTGTACCCGTAAGATGCTATTCCAGCGCCCGAAAGAGCATTTAGTCTTTTTGTTCTTTCTGCTTGGATAGCAGCCGCATTGCGGGCTTTTCCGCCAAAGATTTTCTGGGCAGAGCCTTCGGAAAGTTTATCACCGACACCCCCGCCAGACGCTGCCGCAATTACATTGCCGCCATTCAATGACTCAAAAAATTGTTTTCCGTATTCATTTACCGCTTTACGGCGAATCACATACTCGCCTCGGCTTAAATAAGCTGGCACGTCGTCTTTAATGCCAGAGCCTCCGACGACTGATCCGCCTTGACTGTAGCCTTTAACGGGTCCGCCCTTGTTCATTCCCTTGAAGCCCATCGCTCCAAACGCAGCGTTGGTGGCCATATTGAGGGACTTATCAAGCATCTTGTCGGCCATATTTCCGAACATCTCGGAAAATGCTTGTTTCAAATCTTTAGTGCCTTTGATTGCTTCGCCGAAAGCCGAGGCTGTTCCGCTCTTGAAGTCTCTAGCGAATTCTCGACCCATTTGGTCGATGTCTTTGTAAAAATCTGCGTTGGTGTATGTGAATTCGTCCTTAATTGACGATAAGAAATTCTCAAATCCATAGTCCCCAGTTTGCATCGCCTTCTCATTGAACTGGGCAAGGCTCGACCTGAGCACGTCTATGCTTACCGCTCCTCCTTCAAAAAGCTCCTTGGTGACTTCGAATTGCCGCCCAAAGTCTCTTGTCGCCGCTTTGTTTGCTTTTCTTATCTGTTCGATTCTGTCTTTCCCAATAGTTCCCTTTTTTGTTTCTGGATTTTGTACCAGTTTTGATATATTATCTCCTAGTTTCTGGAGGATTACTTGGGCACTGTATCCCTTTTTGCTTATGACCCCTAGCTCTCTGTCGAATTCTGCTAGGGTAGAAGATTGGACTTGCTTGTTTCCTTTTTGTATTTCTTCCTTGGACAGTCGGCCTCCGAGCGCTACGTATGTTGCGATTCTTTTATTTACTACGGCTTGGACTTGCGCTAGGGTAGACAGTCCTTTCTCGGCGAATTCCAATTCTCTATTAAACTCTCTTACTGATTTAGCTCTGTCTCTGCCTCTGAAATCTTCTCTTAGTTCAAACTTGTCTTTTCCATGTTTTGCCATTTTGTTCATGATTTCCTCAATGGCTTTTTGGCCCTCTTCTCCTAGGTCGCCAAAAAGCTCTATTGCGTACTCTAATGGGCCTAGCTTTTTAAGCTTGTCTTCGTCAAAATCCATGCCCATGTCCCTCGTCATAAACTGCTGGAAAAGCTCTTCACCCCCTGCGGTATTTACTTTATTTCTTAATGCTCCGAGCTTTACGGAGTCTTCACTTATTCTTTTTCGTTCCGCTGGGTCAAGCGATGAAATGGAGCTAATTCCAGACCTGTATTTAGATTCAGCATTGTCACGTAATTGTTTTGGATCGCCAAAGCTTACGGATGTTTGCAAGATTTCCTGAGCAGCATTTATTAGCTTTTTGTCCGCCATTTTTAATTGGACCTGACGGAACAAGACCAACAATTGGGTTATGTTTTCGTTTTGAGTTATGGAATCTTGGATGAATTCAAGCCTCTCAGCGGCAGCGTCTTTCAGTTTTTGCATCGCTTTCTTATGCTCTTCATCTGCTGCCAGATGGGCGTCTGATACTTTTAGGGAGGCTTTCAATAGCGCGACTCTTTTTAGTGCGTTTTCGGCTTGTTGTTTTTCAATAGCTGTTGCATCAAACCCGCGTACTTCTCCTCCGTCATCAACTCGCCCACGGAGTGTCTCTCTTGCCGCGCCTTCTTCCCCTTGCAGCTTCTTGTACTCCGCGTCAATCTGCGCCCTACTGAAGCGTGAGTATGTAGCCGTTCTCCCTTGAATATCCATCCTGTTCCGCGTGACTCCTTCATCATCTGCGACAGTCCCGATGTCAGAGCTCGTGCTTGTGAATTTCTCAAACAGTTTTTTGCTGAATATCTTCTCTAAAGTTGGCTTCAAAATACTGGATAGCCTTGCTACGGTCTCGCTTACGCGGTTCCCCGAAGAGGGTTCTCGCATTTTTTTTGTTTTATCTAGGTAATCTTGGTGTGCTTTTTGGGCTTTTTCGAGGTTAGCTTGGGCAGCTTTAATGCCTGGGTCCCGCTCTATTTTAGAATTCGCAGGAACCCTGATGCTAGCCCTAAATGCTGCTCTTCTGTTAAACTCTGTGTGCCCCGTAGTTTTCTCTTCCTTTCCAAAGTTGCTCTTGTTTCCTTCGAATCGTGCGGCCATTTTTTGTGCCCCCGAGAGATCGATTTCGTTGTTACTCAGGTAGGTATTTAGTTTCTTTAACGCCGCTGTGTTAGCAGCGTACCGATCCCTCAAGCTTGTGTCCATATCGTTCCCTTTAACTCTCTTCTTGTAGTCTTTATCGTTCTTTTCTAACTCGTTCTTGTATATTCCCAATCCAAATAAATCTTCAAATTCACCAGAACCTCGGTAAGGAGAGTCATTAACGGTTTTTAATTTGGACCCAGTTGTAGTACCCCCCGCTAGTAGTTGTTTTTTGCCAACTTCGAAGGGGTTCTCGAGTGGTTTAAGAAATTTATTTTGTTCCCTTGCGGCTTTTTGCTTTTCTTGGAATTCTTCGGTTAAATTACCTAATTTTATTTTAGCCTCCACCGCTTTATCTTCAAGCGGCTTTCCTCCTTTGGCTATTTGCATGTCCTCTAAGACTTTCCCTATCTCCCCCATCCTGTCTTTAAACGGGGCCATCGCTGTGTTGATTGAGTTGGGAAGGTCTTTTTGTATTGATTTATTCAGTGCCTCAAACCCTACCATATTTACCTGCCTGATTTGATCGTTGGCGGTGATATTTTGTTTTCCAGCGATTGCCGAAGCCATTGAGTTTCTGCCCAAGTTTTGTAGGCCGTTCATTTTCAACGCGTCACTGAAGGCTTCGGTGTTTGCGTTCGCCATATCGTGGGTTTGAGCCATGATTAAGGTATTTAATACGTCTGAATTTCTTCTCATTGCCCTGATATGATCGGGCACGTCATCTAATTTGAGCTGCTGAGATACCTGCTCTACGGCTAATTGCTGACTGTCTACCTCGGGGAACGCGCCCTTGAAGCCTTGGATTCTAGCTAGCTGTTTTGCAAAGCTCATTTGGCCTTCTATGTCTGCGGCTCTGCCAGCTATTGCTGGCCCCAGTAATGGAGCTAATCCCTCTATGTCTCCCCTGAGACTGTCGAAATTTAAATTATTAAGAAGAGTATCTAATATCCCCATTTGCGCCCTGCCCAATTCTATAATTCCCCCAGACATAGCGCCAGTTATAGCTTGGCCCAGATTGTCCGTCATCTTGGAGAAATTGCTTGAGAGATTGGTTGTGCCTCCTTTCGAGAAGTCCGAGCCTCCCCCAAACGAAGAAAGTCTATCCTGAAGTTTTGCGCTCTCTTGAGCCCAGTAAGCTTGTTCTTGCTCAACGAGAAGTTGGTCTTTTTGTTTTTGAATTATTTCTGCTAATTTATTTCCGATGGTGTCTTTATTTGATATAAGTTCTTGTGTTAAAATGGAGGTCAGGACGTTAGCTTTTGATGAGTCATACCCAGCTTTTATTAGAGCCGCCTTCATTTTGGTGCTTACGCCATTTAGAGCATCTAATTTATTTGGGGTCTTCGCGAATTCCGCGAAAGCGTTTTCCATCACGGGCTGAAGAGCGTCGAGGGCTTTTTTGTTTCTTTGGAATTCAGTTAGGAGCTCGCGATTTTCTTTTGCCGTTAGGCTCTTTGCTGAGGCTTCTATTTTAGAAGCGGCTTTCATAAAGCCTTCTGCTGAGATGGACAGGGCTTTTCTTGAGCCTTCAGCTATGGCGTTCCTCATTTCTTTTATTGAGTTAGCTCTTATTTCGAACCGTTTAGCGTCTGAGCTTGAGCGCACTTTTTCAGTGCGGGTTCTGAATGGGTCAACCATTTTGCTTGACCCCTCAAAACGCGCCTTCATCAAATCAAGACTAGTGTCTTTGCTTTTGTTGCCCATTTTTTGGAGCGTGAAGGATTTTTCTTGAACGCTTTTAGCTACTAGCCCTAGAGTCGCCACGAAGGCTTGCAGTTTCTCCTTAAGAAGATTCATGTGCTTCATGTATTTTCTTTCTATTTTCTGCCTCCTTTCTACATCCGCCGCTATTTTATCTGCTTCCTTAGCGCCCTTCTTTAATCTTTCAAAAAACTCCTGCATCAGTTGGGTGGTAAGCGCAATCCCTGATGGGTTCTCTATCGAATTGACTGCCGCACTATACTCTTCGGAAAAGAACCTTATCTGATCAGCTTTCTTTGAGAAGTCTACGTTCTCATTATTCTCAATTGCTTTTCTCATCTCTTCCCTCTTTGCTCCGCTTTGAATTCCAGATTCAATAGTGCCCTTGACATTTAACCCTTCTGCGGATAATTCTCCATTGCCTTTTCTATCGAAAAGTGTCCTGTCAAAGACTCCCGAAGCAAACTTCTCTCGCATATCAAAAATATCCTTAGAGGCCGACAGGCCCGATTTCCTTTGATTGAGGTTCTCCATCATCTCTGAAAAGGCGGCTTTGATTTTGTCTGCGTCTCCAGCGGCGGCGTTAATTTGTTTTCTGAAATCGGCTGGAGCATCAGCAAGAGCCTTGCTCATTTGATCTTTAATTCGCTTTACGTCTTCAGGTTTTGCGTTGAGTGGATTCTCGTAGGCTCTCGCCAACTTATCAAATCCATCCATAAATGCCTGACCAGAGGATTGCACTTTATTGAATTTTTTGGAGACCGTCTCTAAGGCGGCTGCTGTTTTTGCGCCCTCTTCTCTTATAGATGCCTTTTTCATGGCGACAAGTGCGCCCTTCACAGCCATAAGCCCTGCTACTGCCATACCCGCTGGGCCAGCAATTGCTCCCACTGCTCCCGCCACTTTGCCAAGACCCCCGCCAATACCCTTCTTTCCTTCCATAGATTTCGAGAAATTAGTCATCCCTTCTCCCGCTTCAGCGGCTACCATCGCCCCCGCCGCACCTGTGCCTAGGCCCGTACCGAAGCCGCTTACCGCTGCGCCCGTGCTTCCTCCAAGTAAGCTTCCAGCCATGCCGCCCAGCATTGGGGCGGAGAATGCGAGTTGACCGCCGATTTCGCTGACTTTTCTATTTAAGGTGGGCTTGTTTTTCTTTTGTTTATCTAGCTCTTGGGCGTACTCCTCCTCGGCTTGCAATACGAGATCACTAGCTTTCTCCCTCGCCGTCAAATTCTTAGCCCTCGAATCTCTGTCTTTCTGCATTTGAACAAGTTCTTTCTCCATCGCGTCAGTCGATCTATTCCGCGCACCAAGCGACCTATTGAATGCTTTATCAAACTCTTTCCTGTCTGATTTGTTCATTGTCGAGAGGCTAAGTGTTCCGTCTTTATTTCTTTTCCTGTCTTTGCCCGTGGATGTTTTATCGCCCAAACTGTCCTCAGCGAATTTCCTTGCGCTCTCTCGGTCCTCTACCTTTTTATTATCTATCTCAGCCCGCTTTGAGCTCATGTCTTCTTTGCTGGGGGCCGCTGAGGCTAGCTTGTCGTCGAACTCTCCAACAGCCTCTTCGGCTTCGCGGATGGCCTTGGTTAGCCTATCGACCTCTTCGGCTTCCTCCTTCTTCTTGGTTCTAGACGCAGCAAATCCGTCTGCCATCTGCTTGAGCATAGGCGCGATGAACATCAAAGATGCTCCTCCGCCTAAAAAGTCACCAGCATCAGTTTCAAAATTTGGAACCATCCCTCTGCTGGCTCCTTGTTTTTGAATTTGCCCCATTGTTTTGCCAGAAGCCGCGTGCATATTAATAGCCCGACTTAAAGAGCCTTCGGTTGAATTATAAACACCTATGCCGCCGCTTGCGGCCAATCTAGAATCATACCCAACTTTAACTTGACTAGAGCTGTAGCCAGCAGCTTTTTCTCGACCAATAGCCGCGCCCAAAGCAGATTGGGCGAAGTTTGGAACGAGACCTTTATTGGCTCGCTGCTTGATTGCGAAACTAGAATCTACAGCGAGATTCGGAACAAGACCATTCGCTTGCAGCCCAGACCCATCGTGTCCCTTAATTTTTTCGTATCGTCCGTTAGGATAAAGCCAACCGCCATCCATAGTTTTGCCTTGCAGCCCACTTCTTTCCACTAAATCAGCATGGAACATGGCACTGGGGTCCCAATGAATGCCCATATTGTTATCTCTTACCGCTAGATGTCTTCCACCTGCCCCACGACCCTTGGGAAGTTTTTGCCCTATTTGATATTTTGCAAAGTTCGGAACAAGGCCTCTCGCATAACCATACAGGCCCTTCGCTTTCTCTCGGGCGGCAGCGCCAGTATAATAAGCTGTTCTTTCGTAGTCTTGTTCGGCTTCGGTTTGGTATACCCCTAACTCCTTAGCTCGTTCGCTGTGAATTTTTGAGCTAGCGTAATCGACCGCCCCTTGCCTTTTGTTTTCGGGTACAAGATTTAAAGCTTCTTGGGGGTTTATGTTGCCAGCGGTCGAGGCCCAAAGCGCGTCCCGAGATAAACCTTCGTCTCCATGTAATCCACCTGCTATCTTGGCCTGAAGAGCATGCGTGCTTTCGTGGGCAAAAGATGAAACGGCATTAAGAACCTCTCCCTTGGGGTATACTTTTCTTTTTTCGGGGATATGTAAATTATTTAAAATTTCAAAGGGTCTTGCTCTAATTTTTATACCTGCGCCCATTCTGCCCTTTGGGTTTAACATCTTATTGTACGAAGCACGCCCGTCAATCTCCCCTTCAATAGCTGGGCTTATTGTAGCTAGTATCGCGGGGCTGACCCCAAAGGTTTGCGCGAGGTATGCGACAGCTTGACCAGAAAGAGCCTTCCCTTTGTTTACGTTCACTTGCCGTCTTTCGGAGCCCAATTCTCCAAGCCTAACTTTACCTCTCTCAAGTAATTTTTTGCCTTTGCCTAGACCCATTGCAAAGTTCGGAACAAGCCCTTCAGCCATCATTCCCGCTTTTCCAAAGTACCCAGACCATTGAGATTTTAAGGCTGGATTCTTTTTCAAAACCCCCATAGCGGCTCTGAATCTATCTGGGCCAACAAGTTTCGAAAGTCCTTGAGTTTTAATATTGTTGGTAAGCATGTCAACCAAATACTTACTAAACGAAGAAGCTATATCCACAGTCTTTTCAACGTCGCGCTTGCTCTTTTCAAACATCGAAAGTTTTAATTGCAAATGTTTTTGAGTGCCAAGGTTTTGAGCCATCTTCTCGGCAAGTATAAAATCAGAACCCTTTTTAGCTCCCGCTTCTGGAAGTCCATGCTTCGCGGCAAATTCCTGCTCGAACTTAACGCCAGCAACAGCGCCCTTTGCTCCCTCTGGGTCAAATTTAGCCCCAACAGCGCCCATGATTTGATAAGCTAAACCGTCAAATAGATTCGGAACTTGATCAAGCATCGAGGCAAATTTGGGGTTGGCCTTCTTTATCTTTCTGGCGCTTAACCCGCCGACTGTGATTGATCCAGACTTGCCCTCTAAGTCTCCACCCACCACGAGAGTTTCTCCCTCTGGACCCCTGATTAGAGTTTTCCCGCCTACTCTTTTTCCGATTTCTTTTTGGGTTAATCTGTGATCAATTGATTTGGCTTTGTTATTTGGGTTTACATTAATAAATGAATCACCTAAATCTTCATCTCGCAAGCCTCCATATTCAAGATTAGGGATAAAACCTAGAGCTTTGTTTTTCTTTTTTGAGAATAGATTATGGTGGGCGTCTTGGGAGAGAAATACATCACCTGTATCCTTGTGTTTCTTATCGAAGAGCTTCTTCGTGGTTAAGGACCCTTTCCCAGTCCTATACTCTAGGTTTTCCTCCTTGCCCAACAGTTTGCTCTGGCCCAAATATTGCAGAACTTTTTCGTTCTTTTTATCGCTCCATATTCCTGCCCCCTTCTCCCGCGCTTTCTCGACTTCTTTAGCGGCGTAGCTTGAACTAGCGTATCTTAAGTCGGGGACCCCGAGCCCTTTCTTTACTAAAAGTTTTTGAAAATTCTCATCAACAAACAAGCCCCGTCCGTAAGCGGCTTTTTCGCCTCTCGCAATAGCTTTTTCAAATCGCTCCTTTTTACTCAAAGTCGATTTTCGCAACAGGGCTGTCGCTGCTTTGCCCCATTCTCCGTCACTCGACTCAGCGGCGTCAACCTTTGACAGTCTATAGCTTTTCTCTTCGGTGGCCATAGCCTCCATAGTGTCACCATCAATAACTCTTATTCCCTTGCCCTTATTGAAGTTCGGTACAAATCCCTGAGCATAAGGATTAAATCCGTGCGCGGCTTTAAATTTCTTTTCGTAGTTTTTCCCAGCGTCACTTTGTCTAGGCGGCATGATCGCGGGCTGCTCCATGCCTGGGAACGTCTTCACAGTTTCAGCGTCATTCCAAGTTACGGTTCCAACGCCTTTGACTTGCATTGTCTCAATGTTGCCCGGCATATAACCGCCTTGAATAGCGCCAGCAACTTCTGCTCGCTCGTTTTTGCGACTGTAGTTGGGGACAAATCCTGCTGCTGCCGTTCCGCTCACTGAGGAGTTAATGCTTTTAAGGTTGGAGGCAGACACATTGCCCGCTATCTTTGAGGAAAGCTGCGCCGAAGTACTCATAGCTACATTTTGAGCTTCAACAATGTTTAAGATTTGTTGCTCCACCATTTTCAATCCCTCCGCACTGGATGTAGCGGCTTGAATCAAGGTCGGATTTTTAATTAAAATATTCTGAATCAACTGCTGCATTTCTTTTTGCCTATTAGCAGTATCATTTAACCCAGTGAAAGTTTTCAACGCGTCAGTAGAGAACTTGAAGAAGCTAAAAGTAAGTTTGCCCAAAATACCCGCGATAGCAATCAGCGCTGGACCTTTTAAGATATTACTTATGCCAGCTAAAATTCCCTTACCAAAGGTAACGCCAAGATCGCCATCTTGAGCTTTTTGCGTCAAACTATCAACGGCTGTATTTACGCTTTCAAGGACCTGAGTTAAGGCTGGTGTGATAGTTAAGTTGGCAAAAGCAGCGCCAACTTTTTGTACGTTAATTAAGCTTTCATTTATTAAGGTGGATAGGGTTTTATTTAACAGGGCATTTCTTTGGATAGCTTGGTCCGTAGAAGAGATGGAAACGCCCAAGGCTCGATCATAAATAGAAAATTGTTTCCCCAAGTCACCAACAGCCGCCTTCAAAACGTTAACTTGGAATACGCCACCAACCATTTCTGCGGCAACTGCTTTTTGCGCTGGCGCTAAGCCGCCATAAGCGCTAGAGAAATTCTTCAATACTTGCATGGCTGGAAGCATCGCTCCCGAAGCGTCTTTGACCTTAACCCCGAAAGCCGCTAAATCATTAAGCACCGCTGGCCTTTGCAAGCGAGTAAAGATCGTTTTTAATGAGTTACCAATCACAGAGCCGCCGCGAGCGGTAACCTGCTGAGCGGTAGTCACCATAGCAATAAGCTCGTCAATACCAACGTTGGCATCCTGAGCGGAACTACCAACCCTTCGGATGGCCTCGGCCAAGTCAGCGGAGCTTACGGCAAACGCAGCGTCAACATTGGCCAATTTGTTGATTAGTTGTGTGGACGTAATTACGGTTTGGTTAAAGCTATTTAGGGTAGCGGTGACAGCCTCCACGGAAGACACGACATCCAATCCAGACAAGCGAACCAATATCATTGCGTCGCGGGTTCTCTTCAGGGTCTCTTCTACCGCTAAACCTTGACGCGCAAATTCCAAAGCGGCTTCACTAACAGCGCTGAAGGACTGACCCGTGCCCTTCGCTATTGTAAACAGTTCTTGAGAAAATTTTCTAAGGCCACTATTTGTTTCATTTAAAATGACGTTAATGTCTGCGAGCGTCTTTTCGAGGTTGATCGCCGCGCCAACAGACGCAGTAATCGCTCGCTGCACAGTATAGATGATGCCAGCGGAAGCGCCAAACGCAATAACGCGAGCGTTAGAAGCTTCTAGGGATTTGGTGAATTCGTCGGTAGCGCCTGTTATCTTACCCAAGGGTTGGGTATAGGCTTTAGAAAGTAATCCGCCGCGAGAAGCTACCCCCTCGATACGTGTTATAGCCTTCTTGACGCTTTTCTCGACATTCGCCAATGAGCGAGTGTCTGGAGTAAAGCGAATAGTGCCTTCTGCTATGGGTCGATCTGCCGCCATGTCCTTTTACCACTAGTAATTACACAGAAACCCTATTGTCCGTGCAATTTTATGATATCTTCCATAGACATAGTTCCGCCCTTCTTTGACAGTTCGTCGTTAAGGTCCACTGTTTCGCCCATATTCTGCGTAGCAGCCACCCCAAGGGACTCCAGATCGTCTTTTGTGGCTCCGACGACAGTGCTTGCCGTGCCTGAGTCGGCGGTGTCCTTGAGCACGCTTTCTTTATTTTGCTCGATACTGTGCTGTTCTGTCAGTAAATCTGGATTATCCATCATTTCGTTTGTCAATGGGCTCTTCATCTCAGACATGACATGCTTATAGTATCTGCCATAAGAAAACAAATCAGCTTGATGATAGGTCAACTCGACTACGGGCTTGCCAAAGTAGACGTAGGGATTATTTTCGCATAAGTAAAAATTATTAAGAAAAAAGTGAGATAAAGCTATCCTTTTCAGGTTGATCTGAGCAAGAGTCCTAGTTGATTTATTAAAATGAACAATCAAAGCCGTAAGGTCATTTTCGCTTATTTCATCAAATTCGGGCTCAGAGAAAAGCGGCTTATCAAATTTACTGTCTCTATATAGTGACAAATAAATATAATAGTCGTTCACCTTCTTCTCTGAATAGCTTTCCGACGTTAAACCAACTAAATCCTTCTTCTCTTCCAGTAAGGCGGTTAGCTTTTTCTCTTCTTCTTCGACACTGGCCGCGATTCTTCTTATTTCTGATTTAAGCGCCATTTTATTTTTGGTGTCTTCCATTTTGGATATAAATTTCCTAGAAGACTCTACGTCTAATTCGTTTTGCCTAGTCCATAGACCCTCTTCCATTAAGTCGTTAACTCTTTCTTTTTCTGTTGGCAGACCTTCTTTTTCAGCTATTCTTTTATATTTTTCTTTTTTGATGTCTAGAAGCTCAGTGTCATACTGGGTGAGATGCTTGATTGCTATCTCTCCGAATTTTTCTGAATGAAAATACGAGCACCCGCGAACTATTTGTCCGTAGACTATTCTAAGTTCTTCTGCTGGTATTTTATCACTCATTTACAAAAAAAGCCCCACGAGGGGGCTTTGAGGATCATGTGATAATTGGGCATTATCCACTCTTTTCCTCATCTGGGTTTGGGGTTTGTTTCACTTTTGGCTCGACTTCTTCTGGGGGCTCTTCCTTTTTAGGCTCTTCCTTTTTAGGCTCTTCCTTTTTAGGCTCTTCCTTTTTAGGCTCTTCCTTTTTAGGCTCTTCCTTTTTAGGCTCTTCCTTTTTAGGCTCCTCGACCTCTTCTTCTTCAGCCCCCTCTGTTTCCATTAGGAGTCTCTTAAAATCGTCTTCGCTATTAACCTTTCCGACGTACCAAAAACTTACGTAATACAAAAGCTTGGATATCAACTCCTCTTCAAATGAGTCGTCAGACTCCTCCATCTCGTCATATCTAGCGAGCTTTCCGTCATACCCGTCTTGGGGGAATACAGCGGTGAGCTCTCCCTCTTCGTCTTCAAGGTAAGATAGTTGCAAAGTCCACCATAAAATAGTTTTGTTTCTCGCTCTGTTTTCTGCGGTCTGTTCGAAGAGAGAGGATTGAGCCATTTCAAAATCCGTTAGCTCTCTTTTAGTATTTGTTACCTCTTCACTCAAATCAGCAAATTTTTGGTTTTGAGCGCTAGTACGCTTGCTTTCCCCGATAGCAGACAACTTGTCCATGTCCATCTGGAGCTCGTAAAGTTGAAGGTACATGTCGGCGTATCTTGATTTATCATCTTCAGATAAAATGCCACCGTCGTTCGAAAATCTTTTAGCAAGAAGAGCTCTGGTTAAAAGTCCAGCCTTGATGCCCTCAGATAACCTGACCCCGTAAAAGAGCTCCGCCTCGTCAAACAAAGAGCGATTAGGCTTGCGAAGAACCACCACTTGAGAGATGTTAGTCTTAACCTCTTTTTCTACGGTTACGGTTTCATCTTTATCGTTTTTAGATGTTTCCGATTTAGTTTCCGTTATTGTTCTTCCGATTCTAAAATTAAATAGTTTTCTCATTATTTAAGCCTTATGTCCAAGTCCTTTAAACAGTCTTCTATCTCTCTGACTGTATCATTACCGTGATCCAATATCCTTTTCCTGCACCTCTGGAAATCTTCATCTGAAATATCATACCCTTGAGACTTCAAATCCTCTAAAATAAAAAGAAAGTTTTTATATAAATGCGTGACTTTTCTGGTCAATTGAAATGAGACATACTCTTGAAGCTTTTCCTCCAACTCGTCCCTTTTGATGCCTTTTTCCTGCATAACCTTTCCTTTTCCCTTGCCATAATTTACACATAAATAAAGAAAAAAGCCCCCATTTCTGGGGGCTTTGGAATAATCTCTTAAGATGGTTTCTTAGGAAACACCACTCATAAAGAAGCCAATATCCGTCTGGTTAGGTCCACCAACCTGAGCGGAGAAGTTCAGAGTAACACTCTTGTTATCTCCGACAGCCGATGAGAACTCTTCGCTGTCGAGTTTAGCTTTCTTGATGTGGTAATCAACATGCACATTTGTGTTAGTTGGGTCTTTCAAACGCACGAACAAGTCGTAGTTTTGATCTGTGCTGATCATGTCGGCCAAGTTACCAGTGGTAAGCTCGCCCACGTTAGCTTCAACGGAAGCTGTGATCGTCACTGGGAAGTCAATTTCACGAGCAAACGCGAACTTACTTCCGAGTTTCTCCAGCGGAGTACGTCCCAAGTCAAAGCTGATATTGTAGCTCTGAATCTTGGCGTCACTCACTAGAACACCCATTTCGTCAAACGCGGTTCCGCCAGCGTGCTGACCGTTATCCACGATGCTTACCGTGACTTGACCTGGTCTTAGAACCGAAGTCGTATCAGACGCTGGCGTACTAACACCAGTAGGCAGGATAACCTGATAAGCGGTAACAGGCACACCATCAGTGGCGTTAACAGAAGGAACGTTGAATCCTGAAGCGCCAGAAGTGATAACCATGTTCAACGCTTCTACGTTAATAGAGGCGGTTGGGAAGTTACCAACTGAGCCTTCAGCGGTATAAGATGTGATAAATCCGTTGCCGATGCCAATTGTGCTCTGAGTCAAGTGAGTAGCCGCGCCTTCGCTAAAAGCGTCGTGACGACTATCAGGATGAGTTCCACGTTCATCAGCACCTTCTTTAACGGTTTTGATGAAGTAGTTCTTCTCGTCAGATGTTTTGTCCAAAATTCCTTTAATGCAAGAAATGTGGCTCGTATGCCCAGCGTCGCTGGTGGTAAATCCGAGTCCAGATTCATTATAAAGGTTGGCAACGAGATAAGAGAAATCGAGCGACACAGTAGGAGCGCTCAAGATAACTCTATCGATTGATGCTAGCTCGCCAAATTGGTTAACGTCTTGGCGTTCTAGGTTAAAACTGTAGTTCGCACTTTGGACCCTCTGTAATTGCAAAACGTTACTTATGGTATGCTGTTGTGCAATTGTAGTTGGGCCTACGTATAGTGCCTCCGATTGATAAATTACTCTATTTCTAGCCATTGTGATTATCCCTGATTGTTAATATTTACAGAATTTTTAGTAGATTGGGAACCGATTTAAACTCTAGGAAACCTAAAGTCGCTTAGTTCAAAGTCAATTACCATGCTGAAGACGTCTGGGTTTACATTAGTCTTCTGGGTATAAGTGACTCCGCCGATCTTACTTGTATAAACATTGTCTATAAATACACCTGTTTTCGAGGTTGTATCCGCTAATCCTGTATAGTTGTATTGTTGGTTGTCCTTAAAGTCTCCAAGGGCGTTGAAGGGCATATCTGCCGCTGGTATAAGCGGCACAAAAGTCCTTACTCTATCCCTAAAAATAGACGAAACTGCATCTAACTTATATTGATCGTCAGAAAGTACAATTGCTCGCAAGTCCATTTCGGTTTGATCTTGCCCCCCAAAAGCGACGGGTTCATTTTTGCTGCCATTATTCTTGAGGAAAACCGCTGGATAAGTCATAGTGCTTGGGGGCAATCCAGTAGCGGTAGTATTGGTGGTATTCCTAGTCTTAAACTGGGTCTCGAAAAGTAGTTTTTCTTCTAATTCGTTAGTAATATATATGTTAAAATCCTTTACGGCATAATCCCCACTCAAAGTGGTATTTGGGCTTGAAACTGCGCTAGAAAAGTAAACTTGACCTTGTTCGTAGTTGATATTAGCAAAATTAGAAGCGCCCCTAACTGTAGTGCTGTTATTTAAAGTGACATGGTTAATAACGTCTGCGCCATGCTTATTAGCTATTGATTCGTCAGCTACGAACTGTCTAAATGGAGAGCCGTAGGTATTGTAGCCGTTATATAGGCTATCTACATCATAGAAAAAGGAACTAGTGTTAGTAAACGCCTTTCCTTTGTCTAAAAGCGTATGGTCGAACCAGAGCATAAAGCTCGACATTACAATATTGTCGTATTGAGCTATCATCCTAAGTTAGCCTCTCTCCTGAACTCTTTCAAAATGTTTGTCATGTAAGTTATCGGTTTGAAAGTCATGGCTCTGAGCCTGTTTTCTGTCTGCAAGCCGAACCCGCTTCGGCTTCCCGCCAACTGCCCCGTCTTAGAGTGCAAGTAGTACCCAAGTCCAGATATGCCCCTTTCGAGTCCTCTTAGCCAGCTTCTTCCCTCGAATGGGGATTGAGCCAGCACCTCCATCTCACTAAAACTTGGTATCTCAATTCTAAATACAAATTCGGCAGAATTACTTTTTTTTACAAACTTAGAATTCTTATATACCCTCGGCTTTCTGTTCAGGTAAGTCCTCAACGGCTCAATTGGGCTAGCCCCACTGCTAAAGCCTATATAACTAAACAAATTACCATACCCGCCCAAAGTCCCAGAGATATTTTCTCCCCTTGGTCCTGATTCTAGTTCCGAGGTTACTGGGTGCTTTTCAAAAATAGCTAGAGTTTTCCGCTTCGCTTCTTCAATCCGCTGCTTGACTATCTTGTAAGCTTGGTCCCTCAAAGGCTTTTGGCTCATTGATTTTACAGCGCTTTTTTTGATTCTAGTTTTATATACCTTAGCCATTATGTTGTCGCCTGTAGATAGAATATATAAAATGTAACCCCTAGGTAATTTTGAACCTTATCGTCAGTTATCTTATTGAAAGTCTTTCCGTCGATCTCTATTTTCTCCACCTTGCCCTCTTTTATGTAGTCTGACGCTTCTTTCTCCACCTTTATCCTAACCATTCCCGACTCTAATGTTCCTACTTGCGTTGCGGCTTCTGTCTGTCGGCTTTCGTAATTAACGATGGCGTAAAATTCTTTATTCTGAGCTATGTAACTGACATTGCTGGCTTCCGCCGCGTCTCCATATCCGTGAAGCGCGTTATTTTGTATGTTAGTGACTGACTTGATGGGCTCTTTGTGGACGACGATCTTTCTTTTGAACGTGTCGAAGTGATCCTCCAATATTTTAGAGAATTCACTTGTGGTGGTGTTAGCTAGTAAGCTGGCCATTTTTAGTAGTCTGAGCTTTTGTCTAATCTATTTAGATTTGACGTTGGAGAATCGTATCCAGCAATCGTGTCATCCCCAGCGACTTGAATCGGTTTAGATTTAAGCATCTTGTAGTTTGCCACAAGCATATTGAAATCTTCCGTTTCTTGCTTTTTGAGGGTTAAAAATAATTGACTGGTTTGATTTCTGTTTAGCTTCCTAACTGTCGCCCCATCCGAGGTGACTTCAACAATTGGGTCAGTCGAAGCTGCCCCAAGGGCTGATCGGACTTTAATGTCATAATAGTGGATAACGTAAAGTTTTTTTAATATTGACTTTTCTTCTAAGCCTGGGTCTGGCGAAATTTCCAAAGAATTTACGTCTATGGAGTAGCACGCGTTTATAGTGTTATTTAGCGTGCCCACGTTAACCCTAACCCAAAAGGCTATCTGCGGGATTGAAACCTCTGAGGGTTGGTTCAATTCGCGAAAAATCTCATCAGCTATGTCTACGATCTTCATTTTATGTTAGTTACACGGAATTTAGCTTTTTATTTTTTGGTTTTTTAGACCTTTTTTGGTCCTCTAGTATTAATTCTAGCCAGAATTCAAGGTTTTCACCGTCAATATCGTAGCCTTTATTTAAGTATTTTTTGAGTCTTTTGCTCTTATTCGTAAAATGCGCCGACCCCTTGCTTTGGGCTATTCCTGTATAATACAGTTTCCTTTCCCCGTAATGCTCGAAAAAATCTGGATGATGAAAGAATTTGCCATTTTTATCGATAGCTATGCACATTATAGTATAATCATATTTATCAAACACCTCTTCTGGGTTTTTACCGCAAAATGTTAAATCAATCTCTATCCCATCCCACTCCAATTTTGTGCCGAGAGGGTATTGTTGTATGATTTTAGCGCCCTGTATCTTAGCCTTTGACACAGCCTTTTCTTGATCTCTTTGAGACTCAAAGTAGATGTCTATGTCCCTAGGCTTTCTGTCGTCAAGTGCGTCTAGTATAGACCCACCAGATATCCAACAATAAGAATTGAATCTACTTAAGAGTTCAAAATGTATTTTTTTAAGATTTTCTTCAGATAGACTCATTTTTCTTCTATTTTTTTCTTATCAAAGAAGGGTTGCATGTACTCTTTTAACCCAGATGCATTCATAATAATTTTATCTCGCACATCGTCTGCCGCGCTTTTTGCTGCTTAATCCCGTAGTAGGGGCAAAGACTTCTTGTTTTTTTGAAGCCGTTTTCATTTAAGATATCGTCTAAGTAATTAACGTTATAAGTTGTTAGTATATTATCGCTGTATCTATACGGCCTGTCTTTGTCCGTGGGCTCATCTTTTGATTTTGGTTCTTCTAACGTTTTTTGCTGTATCGTACTTGATAACCCAAGACTCACTATAAAACGGCCATCTTTAGACAGATGACCCTTGAGGCTTTTTAAACAGTTTACAAATTGACTTGGACTGCAATGGATAAATACTGCACTAGATAAAACAAAATCAAATTTTCTATTAAACAAACTAAAATCAAAATCATTATTATAAATAAAACTTGGCCTTTTTAGCTTTAACATAGACTCCGATACCTCCCACTTCAAACCATCCTTAAGATACTTTTGTTCTGGCTCGACGCCGCAATACTTTTCAGCCTCAAGAAACGGAATTAAATGCTTGCCTATCCTAAGAGAGCCACAGCCTATATCTAATAAATTATCTGTAGGTTTTAAACCCCATTCACTAACACACTGCAAAAAAACGCTAGCGCCATACGTATAATAATACTGCTCTTTACAAACGAATGATTTATAATTTAAGTTGTTCATAAATAAGTTAAAACCCTTTCATATTCGGGGTGCTTTAGCAGCGCCCAAGCTGCCCTGTCTGATATTTCCCCATTTTCCCTGTAATGAGTAAACCCTTTGTTTTCGCTTGTATTACTTGGCGGTCTGGGCTCGTATGTTTCTCCGAAATATTTAAGCAGAAAGGCGCTGAAGTTTTTGTCGTTAAATTCCGCAACATAGTCTAACTCGTCAATATAATCGGGGGGTCTCCACAGCTTAGAAAAATCTTCTAAGTTGGTTGCGTACTCAAACGTTTCTTGAAGAGTCTCGGGCTCTTTATCGCTTGGCCTGAGTTGGACGTTTTTTTCTTTGCTCCAATGAAACAAAGAGCATAATAATTCCTCTGGTCGGCGAAGAAACATAAACGTAAACCAACCATTTTCTTTAAATTTTTTCACGGTTTCAAGGCTCCAGTTTATATGATGGTTTGTAACGTAGGCGTACTCATCTTTTGTTTCTGCTATTTCAAGGAGCTCTTCTTGCGTCCAATCTCTATCTGATATCCTGTAGGGGTTTGAGCTTTCGTGCCAAGAAAAGTATTTTCGATGACCTCTAGCGCATCTTTCTTTCATATATGCGTTTACGTAAACTCCTGCGGCTTTTCCAAAGTGGATAAAAGCGATTTTCTTAGCAGAAGTCATTCTAAGGTGGTAGTTGTATAAATCTTCGTGACGCTCTTTTAGCAGGTTTACTCCAAAGTCCTTTATGTTTTGGTTCATCTCTTTTAATGAGTCGCAACGATTTTTATCAACACCATCTGTTATATGAAAATGTAAAGACTTTACATGCTTAGGCATTTCCCCTCTTCTCCAAAAGCCGACGTTATGCTCCTTAGAAAAAGTTTGTATATTTTGTCTGTCTGGAATCCTATTCATACCTTCTTGCTCGAAGAAGATAGAGTCATTTAAATAAATATGCTTCCAAAAATTGGGAAACCCTTTAGAAGCGCAAAATACGTAACCAGCGTTGTAAAACCCATTCTCAAACCCATGAGAGGTATACTGTTTGGGATAATAATGCGGCGACAGCACAACTTTGGCGCTAAAGTATTCCTGTAAATTATCTAACACAATTATGTCCGCGTCGAGGAAGAAGGTGTTGTCGTGATGCTTTAAAGCGAAATTCATAACGTCCATTTTTGTAAGTATTTCGGCGGGGCGGTGAACATTATTAGCTATGCATTTGTGGTTTTTAAAAACTTCTTCGTTAATCTTTTCTAATTCCTCTTTGCTTGTAAGCTTACAAATTATACTTTCATCCTTTAGTCCCTCTTGCGTGAAAAACCTTCGTGAAGCTAAGTCGCATATCACATACACAGGTTGGTCGTGAAACTTTCGAAGGCTTTTTAACATCATCGCTCCCTCTTGTTTTATGTTTTCTGTTACAACGAAACAAAAGCTTTGTATTTTGTGGTATTTTTCGGGCTCCTCTTTGGCGATATGGTTCTCCACGAAAAAGCGTCCAGCCGCTTTAGGCTCGTGATAACCATGAAAAACTTCATTCAAAACTTTGAGGTTTTTGGGCTCAAACAGTCCATCCCCTAAATCGCGTAAGCCAACCTCTTTATCGTTTATTTTTAATCTGGGCTTGTCCATTGTGGGCCACTTAAAATTTCAATAATCTCTTGGTGGGTATATTCCTCTAGACCTACGGCGTCTTGAGTTATATCAAAAGCAAACTCTGGCTGCTCCCCTTCGTACTTTACAAAGAAGTGTTCCCCATTCAAGGAGTACCTTAAAGTGTCAGGGTTATTTTCTTTTACCAACGAAAAGTCAACATGCTCTAAATGCTTAGATTGAATAATAATATAATTCACGCGGTATAAGTCGCTCCATAAACCCTAGTGTTATTTACAGAATGAGTAGCTAAAAAGTTTTGCCTAACCTGAGAGTTGGTTAGATATCCATTTTCGTAAACGTGTACGTGGCCTATCTTTGTGTTAGCGCCAGAGTAAGACTTAGTGCCATCAATATTTTTAGCTCCACATTCAATGGCGTTAGAGTCCGTCCCGTAGGGAAGCGCGTAAGTGGAAGTTAGAGAGCCGATAAAACTACCATTAACATAAACCGAATAATCAGCGGCCCCGTCATGGGTTAGCGCAACATAGTACCACGTATCGTCAACGAAAGTAAAATTGCTAAAAGTGGCGGTGTCGCTGCGTACCGAACCGTCGTATGCTGGTCTAACTGTTAGCTTGCATTGGTCGTTTGATGCCAAAACTTCTAAAAGGATATATGAGTGATACTGTGGAGTCATACCTAAGCCCACGTCCGCAGCTGTGCCGCAAAAAAATATATAATGATTTACGTTATTGTACTTAAACCACTGACCTAGCGTAAAAGGTCTTGTGCCGCCACCAAGCTCTAGAGGGTTCCCTCCGTAACTAGTTGAGGCTTTGCCGAGGTAATCATTTGTGCCGTCAAGCAGAAAATGATCAGGGTCAGTGGTGGAGTGTGTTACGCCATTGAATCGCCGCAAATTTAGGCCACTGCTTACTTGGTTATCCCAGTAAAGAGTCTCGATTCCAGCCGTAGGAATAAAATTACCAGTTAAATCGGTAGTAACAATACCATCAGATTGCTGACCTAATGTTTTGTTCAGACCAGTTTTGTGAACATGAATAGACATGATTAATCTTGTACAGCATAGCTACAAATAACATCAGTTTCGTTTGTGCCGAAACATGTCATACTCAATAATGCTGTTTTATTTACCGCTATGCTGGTTGGTTTTTCACCAATAAATACCCAGCTACTATTCCAAGTAAAGTTTCTAGCCGTGCCATCGCAAAGAATTTTAATAACAATTGATTTACCCGCGCCTTTGTTAGCGGCGGCTGTGTCAATAGCGACGTTTCCATTTAAAAGGGCTTTCTGCAAAGCGTCCTCGTTGAAGTCAACATTGATATCAGCAGTTGTTCCGTGGTCGTGAACCGCAGTATGTAAGTTCCCAGTAATGGATAAGCTGCCACTATCAACAGTTAACCCAGTAGAGTCTATTGTTACTCTCTTAGTGTTGTCTGCATAAAAGTTGATTTGGTTAACTGTTTCAAAATCAATCTTTGTTTGGTCATCTTCACCAATCTTAATGTCAGTAGCTAGAAGAGACGTGATAGTCGTTTGTGCGGCGTCTAAATTCAATACAGAGCTAGAAGCGGTTATTCCGTTTCCAGCCATTAACGTAACTAAGTCTGCTAAAGCCTCCTTTGACTGAGTGCCAGTAGCCCCGCCGTCTAAAAATAATAGGTAATCTCCGTTAGCGATAGCTGCTTCTGCGGCTTCTGTTAAATCGACATTAAATGTTGTAGTTGCTAAGTCGAGTAAAGAGCCAGCGGAATAAGTAGTCGTGTTCCCGCTTCCCGAAACACTTGTTACAACTGTTTGGCTGTACCTCGATTCGCCAGGTAGCCCAGTTGCTGAAGGCGTAAATGTAGTACCGCTAGGATACCTGCATAATTTGGATATGCGGAACTCGTCAATATAACCGCCCCAATAACTACCTGTACCGCTTTGACCACGAGCACCAACAAGAATAGGGTAAGCTTGGTCTGTCAATGCGGATGAATCTGTAGCTTCCGCGCCAGATAAGGACACACCATCTAAGTAGATGTAGAAGTTGCTACCATGCCTCACTAACGCAATGTGATACCACGTATTGTCAGTAATAGCTGCCAGATTATAGTGATTAATTACATTTGTTTGATTACCGTTCGTGCCACAAGTAGCTACTAATTTAATACCTGAATCATCCAGAACCGCTACCCAAAACGGACTGAAACCATTACCGCTTCCGTTACCTCTATCAAAAATAGTAGCAAATTGCGGCGCTGTTGCTTGGTCATAATAGAACCAACACTCAATTGTGAAATCACCTGTGCCGAAATCCCAATCTGGAGAATCAGCAAGAGTAATGTAGTCGCTGTCACCGTCCAGAAGAAGACTTGTTGACCCAAATTTCTTTTGCGCTGTGGAAAGTTGCGCAGTACCCACCATAGTGGGAGTGTGACGGCTTTCGCTATCGTCCTCCGTTGTCGTTTGCGCGTTTGAGCCTTCGAAATGCAACAGAGCCATAACATCGAAGTAGTTGTCATCAGATGATACCGTTGTATAAATATCTTCCGTAGTGACAGTAACCGCTCCAGTTGGGCCAGTTATGCCAGTCGCACCACTCGGTCCAGTTGCACCAGCAGCGCCAGCGCTTCCTCCTGCGCCCGCAGGTCCAGTTGCGCCAGCAGCACCAGCACTTCCCGCTGCACCCGCTGCGCCAGTTGCGCCACTCGGTCCAGTTGCGCCAGCAGCGCCAGCACTTCCTCCTGCGCCCGCAGGTCCAGTTGCACCAGCAGAGCCATCGCTTCCCGCTGCGCCAGTTGCGCCACTCGGTCCAGTCGCGCCAGCAGC